ATGTAGTTTCTCATTTATCTAAGTTTCCAGCCGATGGTTCAGCAAATGAATCAGTAGTTACTGAAGCAAAAAACTCTAAAGAGATTAAAGAGCTTGAAGATTTACTTAAATCAATAAAATCAAACACACCTGCAGACCAAGGTAGAAAGGCATCTATTCAAGATGATATCGAAAGATTAAAGAACGAATCAGTAGTTACTGAAGCTAAGAATACTATTGGTCTTGCATTTAAAGAAGAACAAGATTATCTTGATTTTAAAGAGTTTGTTGCAGAACAACCTAGAGGAGCTATTAGAAAGAATATTGGTTTTGATAGTAAAACTAAATCATGGAATGTTGAAATGGACGTTAAAGTTCTAGACAGTATTTATGGTGAAGGAACTCCTAGTGATAAAAACTCAGGATGGTACGGAGGATTACCTGATGATTTTGAATCAGTAATAATCGAATCAGTAGTTACTGAGAAGGTACAAAAAATAGCTTGTTTAGAATGTGACGAAGTTAATACTAGGAAAGCATGGGAAAAAAACAAAGGATTTTGTCCTTCATGTAAAGATTCTTCAAGAGGAGTTACTGAGGCTAATAAAGGTAAAGTACATAAAGCAGCAAAGCAAGGAAGTTATCCTGCTGTTATTGTAGTTGTACAAGATGGTAAAGTTATCCATCAAGAACCTGTAAGTACTCCGGAGATTGCTCCTGCTACATTTAATGTAATGCAAAAGAAATATCCTAAAGCATTATTACATTTAGAAGATAACACAGGTAAGAGATTATTTAGTGAATCAGTAGTTAATGAAGATTCTAAAGATAGAATGATCAAGCAGATTAAAAGAGCTCTTAAAGACGGTACTTCTATATTTAAACTTCCGATGGCTACTCAAAAATATTATAACAAAAACAAAGGTGACTTTGAATCAGTAGTTACTGAGAGTGTATTTACTTTTAAAACTGATAATATAGAACAATTGCATTTTGAAACAGATCCTAAAACTGCTGAGTTAATGAAAATTGAACTTGGTAAAAAACAAGGTGAAGTTTCTAGAAGAAAGCAAATCGAAAGTGGTGAATATTCTTTAAGAAGATTTAGAAAAGAAATTGGATATGGTAATGGTAAGGATGTTGGTGTATTTCTTCCAGGTTCTTACGATGCATCTGTTTCTAAATTAGGAGATGGACCACATAAGAAAGCAGTTAAGGCTGTTAAATGGAACCAAAAGAAATACGATCAATGGTTAGAAGATATGGCAGCAAATGGAGGAGCAGATAATGCTTTCGATATGGCACAAAATGCTAAGAATGAAACAGGACTTATTGATTGGGTTAAGAAAGAATTTAGAGGAGATGATCCACTACAGAGAATTCAATGGGATATTGAAGCATTTGCAGAATCAGTAGTTACTGAATCTAAGCCCTTTATCATAACAGACTTCAATGCATTCATCATAGAATCGAAGATATATAGTAAGTAAATAAATAAAATATAAAATTATGGCAAAATTAAAATCATTTGAACAGTTTTTATCTGAAATGGATAGAGCTACTGAAGTAGAACAGGAGACTGTAGCTACAGCTGAGCCGGAAGAACGTCCTGAAGAAGAATCTGAGGAAGTTCAAGGAAACGGTGAAGCCATTGCAGAAGATGTAGAGATTAAAGAATCATGCGAAGCATGTGGAGAATCTGAATGTATCTGTGAAACTGAAGAAGTTACAGAATCTGACGAACCTGTAGCTACGGAAAAAGAAGTTGAAGAGACTGAAGAGACTGAAGAAGCAAAACTTGTATCTGATATGGTGCATGAATTGTATGAAGCATGTAAAAACGAAGCTAAAGTATGGGCAGATGATGCACATGACGAGCATACTGTTGAAACATACTTTAAAGAAAACGCTGCACTAGTTGCTGCGACATCTGCAAAATCTCTTAAAGATATGAAAGAAGATTATACCGTTGAAGCTTTTGAAGCTGCATGTAACGAAATGATTGAAGCATATACTAAGAAAGTAAATGAAATGAAAGAGGTTAATGAATCTCCTAGTGAAGAAGCTCCTGCTGAATAACCAGAAGCTACTTATTTAAACTATTTTTAAAGTCTGTGTATAATCTACACAGACTTTTTTATTTTATATAATATGCCAAGAATATCAGTAGATAAAATTTACATGCAAATTGCATACCAGGTTTCGAAACTTAGTTATGCAGAACGAAGAAAAGTAGGATGTGTTATTGTAAAAGATAACCAGATTATTTCAGTAGGATATAACGGAACTCCCCATGGATTTAATAATACATGCGAAGAAGACGATAATAGATTTTACGAAAATCCAGATGTTGCCTTAGATTTAATAGAACAGGGATTTACATGTGATAACGGATGTTGTCATAAACCAAACTCTATCACAAAACGCGAAGTTCTACATGCAGAATCAAATGCACTAATGAAAATAGCTAAATCTACACTTACGTCAAAGGAATCAGTTCTTTATACTACAACTTCACCTTGTTTCGAATGTGCTAAATTAATCATCCAGTCAGGTGTCAGTAAAGTATACTACTGTGAAGACTACAGAGATATGTCAGGTATTGAATTATTAGAAAAAGCAGGAATTATTGTTGAACAAGAAATAGTATGGAATGAGCATTAACAAAATATATTTACCCGAATTAGAGGTATTAGAATCTTATTTAAAAGATAACGGAAGCAACGAGTTTTACAACAGATACCTTAGAAATAAGGATGCAGTGATTGGTCCTAATGACTCACATGCATTCTGTGAAGAATTTTATAAATTTTATAATTCTACAGACATTGAATTTAATCAAATACCTCAGCTTAAACTTTTTTAAGAGAAAGGGTATAATACCTAAACACATTAAAATGCAAGATACTTTGAAAGAAGCGATACAATATCAATGGAAAAAAGGAGATAAATTCGGACAGGTTGAAACTGTAGAAGGAATTGAAGGAGAATTCACAAACTTTGAATCAGGTGGCAGAATATACACATCATTGATTAGCGAGTTTCTAGAAATAGTGACTCTAGAGGGACTTCCTTTTCCAGGAGCAGAATCTATAGATACTAAAAAGACAACAGCCCAAATTGATCCTATAAACCCGATAAAGCCAGCGACAGTATCTAATATAGTCGAACCTATCGAAGCAAGCCCTCTTTCTAAATTAATAAAAACATTATCTTCTAAGAATGTAGAATCATTCGACCTTTCAGTAGGTATTAATCTACCAAAGAAAGAAGTTTTTAACATGTTAGTTGAAAACTCAGAAGAAGAATCTAGTGAAATACTTGAAGAGATATCAAAATCGGCAGCATCTCAAATTGAGATAAATAACTTGCAAGACTTTTTAAAAGAACAAATCAACGAATTCGTTACTAATTATTACAAATCATAATATGGGAATCGCAAGACAAAACAGAAGAAAGACTTACGGTAGAGTAGGACTCTTAAAGGCAAAGAACCAATGGGGAAGATTCTCTGAAAAGGGAATTGCATGGGCTTCTTTAAAACAAGAAGAAGGTAGAGACTTTCACGAAAAGGAACTAAATAGAATCAATGATCAACTTGAAGAGCAATTGGCTGTTAAATTAGAAGCCTTGAAAATAACATGGAAAGATCAAGGATATAATCAAGAAGAAATTGACATATTGGAAGAAGCATTCGGTTTATCCAACGTTACTATTAAAGAAACTAAAGCCGAAGATAGAAAGAGAGCAAAGAAATTAAATAAGCAAGCTAATAATTCTAGAAAAGCAAGACTAAATGCAGGAAGTTAATTTAAAATTAGCAGACAATGGAGTTATTAAAACAGTGACTGATGATAACATCAATGCAGCAGGAGAGAATTATGAATCTGTCGTAGTATATGATTTTGATAAAGGTTTAGAAAATAAACTTAATTTCATTCATGATATATGCATAGATATTGGTTTAGATTTTGGTAATTCCAAACAATCTAACCAGATTCAAATTACCTCCGATTGGGGACCGAACTATGTTCCGTCTTCGATTGAAATAAAAAACAAAGTCCAATCCTTAAGGTTACTTATACAGGATTTGGAGAAATATTAAAAATGAACGATAACATCGTAATAGAATGCATCTGGTGCAACAGTAAGAAGGAGTTCAATAAATATTGTAGAAACAACCCAGGTGAAATAGTTATAGATCACTATAGCATACGAAACAAACTAGTAAAATCTGATCCCTATGATACGGAGCCTCATGCTTCTGTCATAGGATTGGCAATTAGAGATACTTTCGTATCGATGTTAAACAAGCATGAAAACCTAGAAAAAATCATCTATCTATTTAATACGTTAAATGATGAAACTGTTGATAATTTTAAAATGTTTCTAGGACATACTATAGAACCTACTGCATCATTGAACTTAGTAGTAATAAATAGGGATGACTATCCTAAGGAAATATTAAAAAAGTTCGAAATAGTTAAGATCATAGACCTATGATAAGACATAAACTCTTTTCAAAAGGCGAAAGAGTTCATGTATTAATCTCAAACGCCAGACATTCTCACATAGTATTTCCAGTATACGCTGTTATTCATGACGTTAAGTTCGATGAAGACATGCCAAAGTATCAATTAAGAATTACTAAATTCCACGATAATATAGATTTCCTAAAAAGATATCTATTCGGTATGAAATTCCCGAAAGATTTTGAAGGAAAATCCACTACATTTAATCTTAGTAGAAAAAACTATAAAAGTTTATCAGATCTACAAAATCATATAAACTCTAAATGGGAAAGTTATATGGTAACTGTTGATTCTGTTATGTGTGTTAAGACCAAATCGGAAATAACAGAACTATTTAACAATATACAAGACTTTTTAATAGAAAAGAATTTTAAAGATATATTCGAACTATCTAATAGAACGGTGTATTCTGAGGGTAAATATTATTATCAAACCAAGGGCATATTCGAGGCTCACCTGAAGAAATTCCTAGGAGATAGAGATCCTAATATGGATAGATACTATAATAAACTCTTATATAGACCATCGTCAGATGAATTGGATAACATCGAGTGATGAATATATAGAGTAGAAAAACAAATCTAACTATATGCCATTATTCGGAATATCAGCAGCCTCTATCGGATCTGCTTTAAAATCTGGTGTTGAAAGCGCCAAAGAAACAGCTTCTAATTTAGCAGATTCTGGTGCAGAGTTACTAAACTTTGAAAGTGCAGATGGAAACGGAGTCCCACCTAAGGCAGTAAATGTACGAGATGCAATACAGGGAGATTATACAGATCCTAATGTAGTTGCTAGAACTATAGCAGCAGGATCACCTATAAGTAATGCCGTCCCTACTACCGGAAACATATATTATACTCAAAATACACAATCTGTAAAGTATGCTAAAAGAGAGAAAGATGGAAAGGATAGCACTAGTGATTTTATTCATGATGGTGTGAAACCGTATTCTATATTTAATAAGTATAGTTTAGTTAATCACAGGGGTAGTTTCTTTACACCAGGTTATGCCGCTAAAAAAGAAGGAATACCTCTTTCAGAATATAACTTGATCGATCCTAAAACTTTAGAGAACCCTACTGTTTCCAAAATTATTGAATTTACAGCAGCAAAGGGTACTGCATCATACGGATATAGATACAATTATGCTGATTTTGCACTCGCAAGATATAATGGGAAAATACCTAACAACTATCTATTAACGCTTAGAAGGTTTCCGTATCCCGTAATGGATGATATTATAACACCAATGGATGTTGATAAAGATGGAGTGCCTAGGGCAGTAGATCAGCCTGACATTGCAAGAGCAGTTACATGGATGAGTGAAGTTACAGGCAACTCAATGAGCGGTATATTAAATTGGTCACATGGATATAATTGGAAAGATCAATCAGCCTCCGTAGAAACTAAACAATCTAGTAATAAAAACAGAAGAGGTGCATTTGGTCAATTTCTTGATTCAAGTGTAATAGGATCTGCTATGTCTAATGCCGCAGCTGGAGTAGACGGCCATACCGCTCTTTCGAAGAAAAACGGAGGAGGTGGCTTTGACCACATGTCTACTACATATCCTAATCATATATTTGGACCTACTAATGTAATTAAAGATGTTTCTTTTAGAGACCAGGGTCTTACGTTTAATCAGGAATTTAAACTTAAATTCGAATACGAAATGAGAAGCTTTAGCGGAGCTAACCCCAAGGTAATGATGTTAGATCAACTTGCGAACATAATGGTTCTTACTTCAAGTCAAGCTCCATTCTGGGGAGGAGCTGTTAGATATGTAGGAGATGGTAGTGTTGGAAAGCCACTAGGAGATATTAGTCTTATCAAGCAAGGTAAATATGGTGAATTTATTAAAGGAGTTGGCGCCGGTCTTAGCAGTATGTTCGGAAAGGCAAAGGAAGATATAAAGAATATAGCAAGTGGAAAGGATTCAAAATTCCTAAACAACATACTAGGTGGTACTTTAATGAAAATGTTTAATTCTCCATCAGGTGGACAAGCAGCTGCCGCTCTTTTAACAGGTGATCCTACTGGCCAATGGCATCTTACTGTTGGAAACCCGCTAAACCCAATGATGATGGTAGGTAATTTAACATGTAGAGATACTACCGTTACATTTGAAGGAGGACTTGGTATACAAGATTTTCCTGAGAGAATGGTTGTTGAAATAACATTGAAGCCAGGTAGAGCAAGAGATAAATTAGATATTGAATCTATGTTTAATATGGGTAGAGGTAGATTTTATCTTCAACCAAATGAAGGCGTTGATGTTAATAAGACGTATGATGAAACTGCGTATGGTGGAAACGATAATCGTAAACAGCTTAATGCTGAATTTAGAAAAATAGCAAACCAATAGTGAAAATTTATACATTAGAAAAGAAAAAAGTAAATGAAGATAAATTAAGTGTTAGTTCACCTACTTTATTATTCATGGAAATGGATAAATCAACTGCAACATCTATTCATATAGTTACTGCAAATGAAATTGGAAGAATAGACATAGTATCTAGGAGCGAATATGGTTCTCATGACCATGTAGATTATATTCTAAAGTTTAATGGAATCTCTAATCCTTTTTCGATAACAGAAGGGGATATATTATACATTCCTTCATTAGATTCAGGTAAAAAACAATGGAAAATAGTAACTGAAGGCCCTGGTCAAAATCCTATACGTGATCAATTTATAAACACGAAAAGATTACCAGTTAAAGATGCAAATAGAATACAATATTTAAGTAAAAAATATAATAAGAAAATGTTACCACCTAACATGTTACAGGAAGGTGAAGACAATATATCCATAAGTAACGGTAAAATAACAATCTAATAAACAATGCCATTAAATAATCATATTTTAAATGTAATAGATCATGAGCAAGCTCTAGATAAAATTTCATTTGATGCAATGGGTGAAGATGAAGGAGGTGCTCCACATAGCACTGAACTTGGAGGTCCTGTTCCGCTCGTCGTCATTAACGGATATTCATTTTCAGATGAAAGCATTAAAAGATTTGAACTAGATTGCACCGATACTCTTCCAACTTTAATAGTTACTATACAAGATATAAAGGGTGAATTCGACGCAGATAGCATCCCAAGGGACGGTGATGTGGTATCTGTTAGAATAGCAGCAAGGCAACAAGATACTTTTAAAGATATACGAATAGATTTTGATATAACTGAAGTGTCGGGTCCTCCTGCTAGAAATTTAGAAAAAGCAAAGAACGGTGCTAAATACTTGATTGAAGGAATTATGAAAATTCCTACCTTTCATTCAGAAGGTGAAGGCAAGGTATATGACGGAACTTCAAGAGAACAGATAGAGGAATTTGCAAAAGATTTAAAACTAGGATTAGCGACAAATATAGATGCTTCTGATGATTTGATGAAAGCCCTTAATGCATCTATGCCTAATAGTGAATTTTTAGAAAATCTAGTGTCTCATTCATATGTCGGAGAAAACAGTTTTCAAACATATTCTATAGATCCATATTACAATATAAATTTCGTAGATTTAAATGCTCTAATTAATTCAGATGAAGGATGGGATGAAACGTATCTTAATATGCAATTAGATTTTGACGAGTATAAAGAATCTCCAGAATCCAACAAAGTACAGGTTCCAAATATATTAACAAATGCAGAAGCATGGAGAGGTACTAATATGTTTGTGAGAAGTTATAAGTTAATTAATAATAGTGGTAATATTACAAAGAAGAACGGATACAAGAGAACTACAATATACTTTGAAAATGATACTGATGTAGCAGCGGAAGGTATATTAAAGTTCGACGTAGAACCTCTGGCTAGTGATAATTTAAAAGACATCGAAGAACCTCTGAAGGGACGAAGAGGTGAAGACAGATATACTAAAGAAGTTAAGTCAAAGTATGTAGGAAGGCTCCCCGTCCAATCAGACGAATCACCTGCATGTCACTTACACTATTCATGGTCTTCTCTGTTCAACCAGCAGAATATAGATGAATTAAAGAAAATGCAATTAGAGTTAACCCTAGATACGTTCAATCCTGGAGTTCACATGTGGCAAAAGCTTCCTGTTAATATTTTAAAAGCAGGATTTACAGCTATTCAGGGTAATATGCTAGCCAACAGTGATAAAAAAGACAAGGGATTTGAATCTCCATCTGAACTAAATGAAGAGAATTCACAGGATGTTGATCAGGTTCCAGATGAGTTTATTTCAGCGGCATACGTTATAGGAGGAATTAAATATACATACAAAGCAAGCACTGGTATTATTCAAACACTCACATTATTAAGAAGAGAATGGCCTAGTAGACTTGCTAATATTACAACTGAAGTGATGGCAGAGGAAACTCCACCGCCACCTCCACCAGCTCCTACTCCACCACCTCCACCTCCACCGGCTCCAGCACCTGAGCCAGAGCCAGAGCCAGAGATTCCAGCGGATCCTGAATTTACAATAAAGGCAGTTAACTGGAGAAAGAAATATGGAGGATGGTTTGCACAGACTAGATTCTTTAAATGGACTATTAACGATAAAGAATTAATAGATAAAGATCCTACTATTAAGATAATGTTCGATGCAGATGGACCTGACGAATTAGTTTTAGACGCTACAGTACATGCCGAAATGCAGGATAACGGCGGAGACCTATGGGACCGTATTGAATATAACGCAGAGGTTGAAGTTGCGGCAGATCTTATGAAAGGAAGAGAAGATGAAAAATTAAATGTTATCTTAGAATTAACATATGATGATATCGTAATAACTGAAGAATTAACTGTCGAATTTATGGCATGGGAAAACGGCAAAGAATGGTTGCCGAATAGCATTGCAACGGGTAAAAAGAAAAAAGATAAACAGCTATTCACTCAGCAGATGGTTAACGATGAAACACCCGGAATATACATCGGTAAGTATACATTATCTTCAGAAGGATTCGATAACGAAGCATCTAAAGGTTCTGGAAACTTTGTAATGGGAGGAATAGTTCAAGGAGCAGAAGGCGAAGAATATACGGAAGTAAAAGATCGTCTGGCAGTTAAATGGAAACAAGCATGGCAATCTGCCCCAGAGAAACGTCCATAATTCTAATCTTAAAAAACAAGAATATATATTAAAATGGCAGATTTTAAAAACATAATAGATTTTCAGAAAGGAAAGATGGCACAGTCGCCTTACCAGGATCCTACGTATCTTTCATTCGTGATACTATTCGATATGCATAGTCATACAGATTCGCCTTTACTTTCAGGTGCTGCAGCAGACTGGTATGCTAAACAATTAAACCTATCTCCTAGAACTGAAAAGACGGCAACTAAAATGCAAGGTGCTACAGGAACTGAAACACCTCCTGCGGGCCAAGCTACAAATCCAAGAACATTATTCTATCAAGATAGATTAGAATCTTTAATAAAGTTTAAAACAGCTCTAACAGACCTTAATAAAAATACACCATGGTTTTTCCAAGGTATTCAAGGTATGGATAGAGCAATTTCACAATATGATCCTCTATCTCCGTATTCAGGAGGTGATGATGCTAAGATATCAATAAGTTGCCTAGAATCTCTTAACCTTAGAGTATCAGGTTTAATGTATCTATATAGAAAGGCAGTATTCGATGAACAGAAATGGAGTTGGATCTTACCTGAAAATCTTAGGAAATTTTCAATGACAGTTTATGTAACTGAAGTTAGAAAGATTAAAAACATGTCTAATATCAAAGTAGGTGGAATTCCTACAGAATTAAATATGGAAGCTATTAAAGGTTTCCCAGGTAATTTTAAACCTAAATTAGGGGTAGATAATAGTAATGAAGGAATATCTGGTTCTGCAAACAGACCCTTTTTCCTTTTCAAATTCGGAGAATGTACATTTGATTTAAATTCAGGTTCAACTCCATTTGCGGATCTTACGAAAAATCCAAGTGAACAGGCAAGACAACAGATTGATATTTCATATGAGATTATTGAAAAAATGGATGCTAGAGTTTTAAACGGAATTGTTGAAGATACTCTACCTAATGGATTTTCACCAGCATCTGACTCTGAAGATTATGCAGCAGATGGATTAGGTGGATTCCTAGAAGATAAAATTAAAGCTAAAGTAGAACAACTTAAAGCTAGGGCTGTCGCTGATCTTAAGAGATTAGCCGAAGAAAAGAAAAATGAATTAATACAAGGTGCATCTGATTTGGTAAGAAGAAATACTCCAAATTTCGAGAACATCTATCAAAGCGCATTAAAAGGAGTAGGAGACTCTGTTGATAATGTAGGTAAAAATATCGCAGAGAATGTATTTAATGTAGACACTTCCGGAAGCGTGGGAAATGCACTTAACAATGCAGCAGGTGGAGCCTTAGGTAACGTAAACGATTAATAATATGTCAACTGAAAAGGAATTAGAAAGAGATAACTTAAGAGATACTCACTGGCTAGGAGAAGTCGTAGATAATGAGGATCCCTTGAACTTAGGTAGGTGTAAAGTTAAAGTCTTAGGAAAATACGATAATCTGCCAGATGAGGCTATTCCATGGGCAACCGCTATGAATAGAGATGCAGTAGGATCTCATCATATTCCAAGAATAGGTGATATTGTTTCTGCTAGATTCGATAACGGTAACCTGTACCATCCAGAATATTGGTTTCAGATAAATCAAAACAAAGATCTTAAAACAGAAGTATTAGACGCACAGTCTGAGCCCCATAACGTTATTAGTTTAGTATATGATGCTGAAAGAATGCTTAGAATATATCATTCAGTAGACGATGGGCTAGTAATATGTAGAGGAAAAGGTCTCAAAGAAAGACCAGTAATACAAATTGACACATTTGGAACTATTAAAATATCTACAGATGCTGAGATATTCTTAGATGCATCAGATATATTTTTATCTAACGACGGTAAAGATGGTAAAACATCAGATGATGTTGGCTCTGATGATTTAGAACCCGTAACCAGAGGTGGATCTCTTCAAACATTCTTAGAACATTTCATCGCAGATTATAAAGCGCATATTCATCCAACTGGAGTTGGTCCATCTAGCACTCTACAGGTTCCCTTTGTGGAACTTGAGCACATAACGTATCAACAAAAGGGTAAATAATAAAAACATGGCAGCAGATTGGGGAACTTTTATAAGTAACGTAACTACTATTCTATTAAGTCAATCTCCAGAGTCAGCTCCTGACTTTGGAAATAAACTTGCAGCAGAATATCTTTCAGCTGTAAAAACTAAAGCAGTGTGTATTCCTGGTAATGCGAAACACATGTCATCTCCTGGAGAACCTTCATTTATTTCAAGCTATGAACAATGGTTTCAAGATCTTTTTGAAAAGGGTGAACCCGTTATGTTGACTCCCGATGATGAAGCACCTATAGTAAACGAAAAGCAAAATATGCTAAATTTCCTAGCAACTCCCGAAGGACAGGAAACTAGGCTTACAGTTGAAGGCAAGGATCAAGATCCAGATTATGAAAAACTAGAAGAAGACATAGGTGGAGGTATTTCATATGAACCAAGTGAGGAACTTGACAAGTATATAGAAGACTATAAGGATGATGATGTAGAAAATTTATCTAAATTTGAAAACTTTGAATTTCATAGACTTGATGGAGAGGAAACACCAATGCAACTTGCTAAAATATTTGCAACAAGGTTATTAATGCAATTCAAAGAATTAAAAAAATCAGATGAAAGAAAAAGGTTCTGGGATTTTATGAATGCTTTTAAGGAATCTACCTCAAATCTTGTAACGAATTACAGTGCTACTCAAAGTTGCAGGAGTAAAGTAAAGGCAGTTACGAGGTCTGTAACAGGAGCCAATTCACAGTATGACATATATAATGAAGTTTATGCATATGTTACACATGAAATGTTTCAGACGCATCCTTTTTCTACGGAAGAAGTATATTATGTAAGTGGTAGGAAATATACTCGAACGATAACAGAAGAAAGCGCAAGGAATAAAGCTATAGATAGGGCAGCTGTGAAAGAAGTAGACGCTACAGTATGGTGGCCTTTTACTAAAGAACTTCCAGAGGGATATGATGACATGGAACCTGCTGATAAATTATTAGTAAGATATCCGTTTGAATTAAATAGATTTAAAATACAGGAATCTTTTGATGAAAATGCAAAGATGCCACCGGTTCTGATGACGGAAGTAATTATAGACATGACGTACAGGGATGTAGGAAGTCGTAGTTACGGTAATCCTGGCCCTAAGATAGAATATTATGAAAAGACAGAATTAAGAAAAAAATGGCAAGGATGTCCTCTAGGTGCAGGTGATGGAGATCAGCAGATATTAAATGCAGATCTTTCAGAATGTGGAACACTTTTCAAGCAAATAAGAAATAAGATGATAGCTGAAAAGGCACTGGAAGATGAGATGTTAGCTGAAGGCGGAAGTAAGGACGATCCTTATAAAGAATTAGCAAAAGCCACATTAGAATATTGGAAAGCAGCAGCAGTAGCTCCATTTGCTCCAATGTCACCAACTCCACCATGCACCATTAATTTACCATTAGGTGGTCTTTACGTTGGTGTAAGTTATGGTAATCAAAAAAAGCTTGCAGATAATCTAAGAAGAGCACTTAATTCTGGAAAAGATATGAATTCTGCACCTGACGCAGCAGCGGCAGTCGCTAGTGCATTAGCGTATTCTTATTTTACACATCTTTCACAAATGAAGTTCATATACCTTGGAGGAATTACAGTTCCTATAGTTCCTTTCATTCCTATGATAGGATTTGACGCCACCGTAATGTGATATATAACTAGTAAATTTATACATTAACACTTTTAAAATAAACTAAATGTCAACAGACACAAAAAGAAAGAGATTAGATCTCTCACCAAAAAAAGAAAAAGTTGAAGTAGTAGTAGACTCTCCAACTATCACAAAGGAATCAACAGCACTTGAAAATGCAAACGTTCCGCCAGAAGAATTCGACTGGGAAGCATACGAAGCTACATGCCCTACCAGATTCAGAAAACCCAATCCACATATTAAAACCAGAAATGGCGATAGAGTATTCTCTAGAGAAAGCTACGCACAGGAGTTATATAATAGTATGGAAGAAAATGAAATTCTTAATCCATTAGTATATTCAATAGAAGAAGGTGCAAGTTATACTGGTAAAGTATACGGTATCGATACAGAATGGGCCTCTATTGACGTAGGATATAGAGAACTTATTTATGTAAATCTTTCTAGAGAAAATGCACAAACACTTGAAGTTTTAAAACAAAATGCAGAAGTTGATGTTCAGTTAATATCTAAGTCCGGTGTAGGTGGTGCTAAACATATGTTAGGTTCTGTTTCAGCTGGATTAAAAACTAAGATCATCAAGGATATCATTAGTTCTATTGAGGCAGGAACAACTGCATATACGAGTAAGGTCCTTAGAATGATCCCAGGTGGAGGTTATATTTTAGATATTCAAGGAGTTGAATGTTTTATGCCAGGATCTCTTGCAGGAATTAATAAACTAGTAGACTTCGAATCAATTATCGGAGAAGAAATGTATGTAGTGCCAGTTAGTTATTCTCCCGAAAAAGGAACTGTTGTAGTTTCTCATAGAGCATATCTTAGAGCACTTATACCTAACAAATTAGAAGAAATTTCTGAAGACATTTCCATTGAAAGAATAGGTAATGTTACTGGTTCTGCCAAGTATGGTGTATTTGTTGAGTTTGAAGGTTGTTTAACTGGAATGATTCACGTTAACGACCTAGATATGGAAACTGGAAAAGCTCATAGAGAAAGAAGTATAGAACCTGGAACTGAAATTAAATTCTTTGTAAAAGAAGTTATTAGTGAAAGAAAGATCACATTAGTGCAGGGTGCTCCGGCTGAAAAGAAAGTTGATCCATGGGAAGGTATTTCTACAAGATATACGGAAAAAACTGAGGTTATAGGAACTGTAAAATCGACAAAAGACTATGGTCTATTTATAGAAATAGAAGAAGGAGTCGTTGGACTATTACATATTTCTGAATTTCCAGATAATATAGATATTAAAACTATCGATAGAGGTTCAAATATCACAGTTCAAGTTGTGAGAGTTGAAGAAGATACTCGAAAGGTGTTTTTGAAACTGTAATATTGAATTAATTATAGATAAGCCCGGTCTTGACCGGGCTTTTTTTATTTGGAAGAATATCTAAGAAAGATATATAAACCAACTTAAGTTATATAAACACGTAAATGAACACATTCAACGATTCAGAAGTATTAAAGAAAGCTCTTGTCGGGGTAGAATTTGAATTCTATTCTAACAAAAGTATTGAAGATACTGCGAAAGAAATATCGATTCTTTTAGGTAAGAAAATTAGAGTAGAGGCAAAGGCACATAGTGATTTTGAAGTAACAGCTGATGAATTTAAGATTGAACCTGATATGAGCGGTGGCGAGAAGCTAATGGAACTCGTAACAGGCGCAGTTCCCTATTATTCTAGTAGGATGATGATTATTAAAGTATGTAAGTGGATTGAAGAAAATGGATATACAAATGATAGATCTTCCATTCACTTGAATATTTCATTTGATAAAAATCTTATAGAAAATAAATACAGAATCTCTAAGATGAATGTTCTTAAGTTTATTTTAGATTTTAAAGAAGCTCAAGTTTTTAAGTTTTTTCCAGAAAGAAAAGACTCTGCATACGCAAAATCAATTAAGTTCGTATTGCCTAAGTCTGATAATTTCTTTTTTGATGGATTAAATATTACTCCACTTGCATTTACATTTCCAGATTCTAAATATTATGGAGTTAATTTTGAAAAAAGACATAACAATTATTTAGAATTTAGATATATTGGTGGAAAAGACTGGGAGAAAAAGACTACTAAAATATTACATCTACTTGATATGTTTCTTATGCAACTATGGAAAAGCACTGAGAATACTTCGTTTGATCCATTACATGCAATAGAACTTAGAAAAATATTAGCAAGTAATGAGAGGATCATTAATGCAAGATCATCTTGGAAAAGTATTGAAAAAGGATGGTCAGGTAAGGTTAAATTAACAGTTGATCTTAAAGACACTCCACAGATTATAGACATGCATTGGTCTAATATAAAAGAGAGGGTTTTAAGATTATTTTCACATGGAGAATTAGAATCCGGTCATATTAATTATGATTCAGATAATGGTATGATTCAAATTGAGGGTGGTAGATTGCCGTATTGTGTAGATCTTAGAGGTTATGAATTCGTAAGATGTTATGTCAGAGGAGAATTCACTGAGTGTGATTTCTTTGGATGTGATGTCAATGGCTCTGATATACATTCTAGTAATTTCTATCAATCCACGCAATTAAATTCATCTAAATTAGAAAGTTCATACGTTCATCAATCATGTAAATTAAACGATTGCTATATATACGGAAACGGACTTATGAAAGGTTCTATGACAGGCGGTATATTTAGAATGGGTAGATACGATAAAAGAACTGCAAAGTTCGATAAGACAGAAAAAATACTTTACACTGAAGTTTAAAAACAATAAAACAATATGAGTGATATAATAATTGGTAATGAAAATGACATGACAAGTGTTCCTAGTTGGGATACGGAATGTTTTAATAATTTTGTTGATGAACTAGCATCTGAAGTAACAGGGTCATGTATGATCCCTATGAACCTTCCTAAGGCAGAGGTTCAGAGAATAGTTAAAAGAGCGAAGAAATGGTTTTATAAGAACTATGAGTATTCTATGAAAGAAAACTTTGTAGTGTTACCTGTTGAATTATTTTCATCAGAATACTTTAAAACTAAAAGATCATTTACACTTCCAGGAATGGATGCCGCTACTGGTGGAGGTGAAGTATATTCGGTATATGGTTGTTTCGAAACAGGATCAAAATACGCTGGATCTGATTCTAATTTCTCACAAGGAGATTTTGCGATTGACAGAATGTTATATACTGGAATGTTCTCCGGAGATGGAGTAGTTGATGCTGCAGAAAATTTACAATATTATGTCGTAAACGAAAGCTTTTTTGATCTTGCTAGGCAAATCTTAGAAAACCCAATAGGGTATCACTATAACCAATTAACCCATGAAATAAGATTTACGGGTGAAACTCCTAATAAGAATATAATTTTAGAAGTATATGAAACTATTCCTGAATGCGCATTATTTGAAGATGAAGCTTTTTTTAGATACTGTGCAGCTAAGATTAAAATTTCACTAGGACAGAAATTAAGTATATTTGGATTTGCACTTCCTGGAAATGTAGAAGTTAATGCAGATGCTATACAAGGTCTTGGTGAAGGAGAATTAGAAGCAGTTATAGAAGAAATTAAAAATGATGAAGGCACTGATTGGATGATGCATTCTTAAAAGAATATATAGTTTAATGGAATTTTATATTAAAACATTAGGTGATCCTAATTTCGACCCCTTAAAATTGGAAAATTCAACTGAAATTTCCGGTATGTTAGCGCAGATCGAAACGGTTCTTTTCACAAGAAAAGGAGATGTATTAGGAGATCCTGACTTTGGAGCCAATTTGAATGATTACGTATATTCACTAAGTTACAATGATTACTTATTAAAAAACGTAGTAATGGAACAAATATATCAATATGTTCCACTTGCACAAAAATATCAACTATCAGTTGATGTAGATTTCACACAAGAAGTAGACAGGCACCTGGTTTTCATAAACATAATAATTGATAATAAATATCAATTAGGAGTTTACGTATAAAGAAATAGAAATAACAATGGCAGAAAATAAATTTTTATCAGCTTCTAGAATAAAAACTGGAGAAATGATATCGGACATTAGAACGTATGTTAGTAGAATATATGGTAACGCAGGTACCTTATTTACTACAGCATCTCCCTTTTCACAGGTATTAGATGTATTATCTCAAATATCCAAATTAATATTCTTTTATATAGAAGACGCAACAGTAGAGCAAAATATACTGACAGCACAAAATCCTGAATCTATTTACGGATTAGCGAGATTGGCTGGACATGATTCATTTAGAGGAGCTGCCGCTTCTGGTGAAATAGAGATTAGATTAAATACGATGGGAACAGATGATATAGCCGGAGATGCCTTAAACATTCCTGCTAATGCTACTATCAAATCAAATGATAATTCATTAGTTTACACCCTAAGAACAAATAACGACCAGTTTAGATTAGAAAAATCTAATTCTGGGTTTATAACAATCCCTGTAGTTCAAGGTGAATTTGAATCACAGACAGTTACTTCAACTGGAGAATCATTTCAATCCTTTAATATAATAACTAAAGGAATAACTGATCATTCACTCGTAAGAGTTACTATTAATTCTAGTATATGGACTAAATATGATTCTCTATACGATATGAAAAGAGGAACTCAGGGTTATATGGTAAAGACTGGAATTACAGGTGGTTTAGATATTTATTTCGGTAATGGTTCATTTGGTGAAATTCCAATGAATGGAGCATCTATCGTCGTAGAATATTTAAAAAATGAAGGTGCCATGGGTAATTTAAATGGTAAAACAGATCTTACATTTAAATTCGAAACAGAAGGAACTGATTCTTTAGGAAATACACACGACCTTAATGCATTGTTAGAAAGTAAATTTACAGTTACTCCGATGATGGGAGCAAACCCTGAACAGATTGAATTAACAAAATTAATAGCTCCTCTACAATCACACTCTTTTGTATTAGCTACACCTGATAATTATGAACATTTTTTATCAAGATATGGAATGTTTTCATATTTAGATGCATATAACACAACAGATGACGGATATTTAGATGATGATAATGTTATCTATTTGTTTATGTTGCCAGATACTAAAAAGAAGTTACAAAATAATAAAGATTATTTTAGTTTAGATTCTTCTGAATTTCTTTTTACTGAAATAGAAAAAGAAGGAATACTTGGACTTTTAGAAAAGTCGGGAAGGCAGATGGTAACTACTGAAGTGAAAATAGTAGATCCAGTTGCACAATATTTTAGAATGGATATTAAAGTAAGATATTTTGAAGGATATCATAAAGCTAATCTATTTACTGAGATAAGATCTAGAGTCGCAGAATACTTAATCAATATAACAAGAAGAGATCGTCTTCCAAAATCAGACATTATAGCAATCATAGAATCAATTGAAGGAATAGATTCGGTTAATATTAGATTTGTTTCAGAAAAAGAAGAAACTGCTAGAAAAAACGGATATTATATTTCTAAGACCGTGACTGTAACTCCAATGACACCTGTGTTAGAGGAAATTTCAAATGGTAAACAAAAAATGGTTTACTTTAAAAGAACGGTTACTGAGAAACAAGTTAAATTTGAAGAAGGAGCAGCTCTTCCTGAGAATGTAATAAACTTAGATTCTTTCGGAGATATACTTCTTGAAAAAGAAGAAATTGCACTAATACGAGGTGGATGGGAAGATAGGTTTGGATTAAGAGTTGATGATTCTGTAAAGCTAGGAGAACAAGCAGCTATGTCTGTTTATTTCGATGAACCGGCCGTAAAGAATACAATATTTGCTAAAATACAGGCTAAAAATAGAAAACAATATTAAATGAATTTATTTGATAATCTATTTAAAAGTAGAAGAAAGAATCTATACGAATCTAGGAAAACAGCATTCGATGATAGAAAGAATTTAGGTAACGACTATAGATCTAATATGCTTAAAAATTCAATATCTCCTCATATTTGGAGAAATTCTAGAATGAGTGATTTTATTAAATTTTCTCAAGAAGTTTTAGCAGATCTTGTAGACGCAGTTAATCATTTAAAAATTCATAAGTCGTATACTATGAAAAAGAATGATAAAAAAATTAGATAATAATGGCATATCAAAATCTTAGATTTTTTGACAATACATCTAACGAATTAAACTTAACGTATAATTCGTCATTAGGATATTTAACAGGTAGTTCATTTCTACCTGAAGTATCTGTAGGCCTTTATGAAACTTTAAACTTATATGTTTTAGAGGAAGTTAGGGATGATTTAAATAATCCCAGATTTGTTCAGCCTATTGGAGCTAATACTGACTCTGCAAAAATAACATTTGAATTTGTAAGTGAGTATACATCAAGTGATGATATATTTCTTTACAGTGGAAAGATCGTTGAAAATGACTTTGAAGTGGTAGTAGATAAGACTCAAAGTAGTTTAATGCAGTCAAAGACTAAATATAGTGGTGCAATAGACAGTGATGGTTTTAAGATTATTCCATTAAATATGGCAGCCTTGCAACCATCTTCTTGTATTGCAAATATTGCATTAAGTTCAAGTGATGAGAAATTCCACATTAGAACTCTTATTGTTAGTGTAGAAGAAGATGGAGTTAAAACTAAAGTCGCTGAAATAAAAGTATATGGTGAAACAGTAGGAGAAGATGACAGGCTTAAAGATCTTTTAACGAACATGGCTCTTAATTTAGATGAAAACGATTATCTAATATTTAGAGATTCTGACATTAAGGATCTTGGAGTTGATTATATTCTATTAAATGAAAAAAGAAAAGAACTGTTATTACAGGCATCTACTATAAAGCCATTTATTGGAACGTATAAAGCACTATTAAATGTAATAGATTTCTTCGGATACAGTAATGTATCCCTTAGAGAATATTGGTTAAATATAAATGAAAAGGCCGAGTCCTTTGGTAAATTAATTGCAGTTGCAGTTCCTAATCAAACTGAGGTAGGTTTTTTAGCTAAGAAAAGTAGGAATACAAACCTGCCTAGTTCAAATCAAAAGAAGACTTCTAGGTTTTCATTAGCATATAGGTTAAATACTCCCACTGGAAAATTAAACGAATTTGATTTACCGGAAGTTGAGGAAGTATCTGACTTTTCACCCGATGAAATACTAATAAAATTGTATGCTCTTAAGAGAAAGCTACAAAGAGAATATTTACCGTTACAAGCTAAGATCGTAGACATTACAGGTGAAGGTGATTATTTTGATAGTGTAAGCCAAAGAACATGGAGTAATCAGCATCAAATACATGCACAAACGGCAGGTCAGGATGTTCACTATGATATTCTACCCGAAATCAAAACAATATATTTAGAAGATTTAAGAAAAGTAGATCATAGATTGAAAGGATTCAAACAAGACATCAGAGTGTTTGATAAGACAAATAGAAACGAGATAGAAGAATCTATTACTAAATTTTATAAGTCATACCACGATGAAGATATGTCTTCACATAACACTATAGCAGGTATTCCAGTTGGAGCACCTATTGTTCTTAGAGCTACTTCATTGAAAGATACATGGGATGACGCAGAATTCACATTCATAGATGCAAACGACACAGATAGCGACGCGAATGTTTTACATTCAAATGGACAGTCTACTCTACAAGATCCATATTTGACATGGGACGATTGGTGGAAAAGAAGCGTATATGAAGTTGAATGGATAATAACTGGCCCTAGAAAATTTAAGAAAACAATCAGAGGACCTATTGACGAATGGTATACCCTACCTTTAATATTACCGTATAGCGGAGAATATTCAATAGATGCTGCATTTTGGGATCTATATAATGTTAGGAGTATTTCGTTCAATAGAAAAATAACAGTTGAATCTAAGAACATTCAAATATACGGATTATATCAAAAGTTAACGCCGGAATTAAATTGGTCAGATTATAAATATAAATGGAATGAAGCAGGTTCTTCATGGGAATACGGAAGAGAAAACTTAAGTCTGGTTGAAGATTCAATTTCTACATACTATTTATCGTCAGATAGAGCAAATTATTTAAATGATGATGAAGAAGGTAAAGAATTTTCAGTTGTAAGAAGATTTGCGGATTCTAATACTTTAACAGGTTTCAATGAAACCACAGGACCATATCAGTGGAAATCATTAAGAAAACACACATGGAAAGACGGAGACAGCACTAGCTGGAACCAAACTAGAATAGGCCCTGATTTAAATTCCTCGTTTAAAGTTGAATTAGCAGGTTCCTTGAATGGTTCTATTACTATTTCACAAATTGACACTTTCACAGGGCTTGAAATATTTGAAACATATTTCCCAACTTCAACGTATCCGACTACGAATACTGATTTTGTTGCATGGGAAAACATTAAACTAGAATTAAATTCTCTTAATGCAAATCAATGGCCTATATTTACTAAGTTTAATTGGAATCCAGTGTATGTCGATACTGACAACAATATAACGAACGGTTTTAATGGAGCAGATGTATGTAATTATATGTTGGTTGTTTCAAAACAAGCTAACGAAAGTTATGATTTCCATAACGTTACATCTACGACAGGAACAATAAATCCATCATCATTTGTAAAGTACCAGGTGTATAATCCTAACTACAATGATGCATATACTATACAGGATCACGAAAAAATTAGTCTTCTTAATCACATGACATTTTCATATGATATAAGTGAAATGCCAGGTATTGTCTCTCAGAAATGGAGGTTGATAAATAATAGCATAAATAAAGAAGATATATATTATGATAATCAGTGGCTAACATACTTATTCGACGAAAAAGGAGAATACACGGTTGAGCTTGAATTGACTGATGTTAACGGAAATAGAAACATAACAAAGAAAAATATCTTAACAATTAAATAAATGGCAAGTATTACAACAATCTTAGGAACGCACAGCCTTTCATCATCTAGACTTACTATCAACGACAACTTTGATAACGTCAATGAAGAATTAGGTTATATTGCGAATGTCCTTGACACGACAAACTCTACACTATCATTAACGGGATTAATTAGTGCAGGAAGTATTTCATTAACGAATGGCTCATTAAGTACGTTTAATGTAACATCTACGACTTTAACCGCAGGAGTTCCTGCAGTTTTTCAAAAAGTAGTTACCTTAGAGAAAACTTTATTAACTTCGTTTGGAGATACCTTAACATTCCCTACAAGTACACCTTCACTAGGTGCATATAACTATACGGGAACAGGTTCTATTACATTAGGAGCAAGTGCATCTGGACAGTTATTAACTATAGTTTCATCTAATGCAGCTGGTTTTACTATCTCTTTAACAGGAGAGGTTCACGGAGCTACTGTAATTTCAGTTGACACTAGCGGTTCTATCTCTTTATTAGGAGACGATTCAGGAAATGGTAAATGGTATATTGTTGGTTCTTTTAAGGCCACGATATCGTAATTAAAATAAAAACTAATAATTAGATGGCTACACCACTAATAAGGATTCCACAGGAACAGGGAGGTACGATGTATGCTTTTGCTAGTGCAGCAAGAGATTTGACACGTGCATATTATAATCCGGACATGAACTTTGAATTTTCAAAGTTCGCTCTGATAGACCTACCGGTTTATGCAGATTCGATACAATCTGATCCCGATGACGACACGTATACGGGACCTAACTATATAGACTACACTCGATTATTCGAAGGTGGAGGTGGTGCAGGAGCCGATTCATATAATGACACTTTACATGACGGAAATGGTAATGTTCATTTTACTAGAACTCTTCAAGGATATGCTCTTAATTTAGAGAACATGTTACTTAATCCAGAAACTAACGATGATTTTGATGATGTAATATATCAATCAGATGCAGAAAAGATATTCTTTAAATATCTTTATCACATAAATGCAATGAGAGTTAGAAGTGCGAATTCACAGGAAGTTTCAACCGGATATTCTAGAATGATAGAATTAGATGATTCACTTCAGTCTGGTTCTGAATATAGTAAAATTATAAAATACGTTGGAAACATAGATGTAACTAACGATAAGAATTATCAAGGACAACAATACAATGAAATATTTGTTAACGTTCCTTCTTCTGTAGGGTATACTCCTGAAATTTTACTTAAAGCTACTAATTACAATACTAACAATACTAAGTTCGTTCCTGGAGAATCCGTTGAAGGTAGAACTCCAGATTATGTGCATCCTGATCCTTTCATGAATGTTGAAAGCTACACAGATCAAGACGACGGAACATACAATGTCAATCCTGTTGAGGTCCCTGCTATTGGAATCGATTGGAATGCAGAAGCATACGCTAAGATAATAGATGATCCGGAATTAAATACACTTTTAGATTATTCTAGAAGAGGTGGTGATTTTAGATTTAATGCTATATTAGTTTACTATGATTTATATTCTAAATCAACAGTGGGTAATAAAGCTACCAATTTATACGGTATAATTATATTAGATAACTGGAAAGAAGATACATCGAATGATGGATGGTATATTCCTGAGCTTACAAAATATAAGCCTAATGAAATAACGGGACTTAATGGTAATGCATTCGCATTAAAGTTAAATCTTAAATTCAACTCTTCTTTAGATAATGTTGGAGTGGAAAAGAATATTAATGATTATTCTACATTTTCCATGGACATTTTCCTAGATACTACAAGTACTTTGGAGAATGCAGTGCAATTATTAAAAGATGCAAATAAGAGATATAATAAGATATCTGAAAAGGTGGAAATGTTAGAAAGTTTCTTTTTAACTTCTGACAATTTACAAGGAATTTCTAAAAGATTAGATTCAATGCAATCTGACTTAGAAAATGCAACACTTAATTTTCAAGATGAAAGATCTCTATTAGATATTATAACAAATACCAACTCTAGATTGAATCAGGTCATCGCTGGAACAATCCCAGCAGAGATACAATATAATACAGATGTATTACAACCGGGTAACACTGGTGTATCTATAGACAAATCTAGTAACGGTAAAGTTAAAATTAATAATACTAACTTTGGTTATAGCATAGGACAATCTTATGTGTATGACACAATTGGCAGTATGAATGAAAGAGTAATTTCTAAAAATGCTCCATTCTTGCCGAGTGAATCTGGAACTAAAGCAGTATGGCAACGAGTTAAGCCGTTCGATAATTTAATTAGAATTTACACTGATTATAACGAGAGCTTTGATTCTAACCTAAATATATACTTAGACGATACTGTGTCTTCTTGGAAAAAAGGCCAAGTAGTTAGAGTATCTTTCAAAGATAAAATTAAAGATTTATCTACGCACTCTATTTCAGTATGGACTGATAAAAAAGGAGGTTGGTCTGAAAAAATCAACATTCCTGCATCCATATTATTAAGTAACCAACCTTATATAGAAATAGTATGTATAGATGAAGTAAACAAAACGTTTGAATACGATATTTTAAGATAATATGAGCGCTAGCAATTCTATATCCCATCTACTTGAACAGTTTCTTGAATTAAATACTAATTCACTTGAAACTTTTGAGCGTATTAATGAGGCCATTTCCACAGATAAGGAAACGGTTACAATCGATTTATTCGATAACAGGACTGGTGAGATGACTGCCATTCAAATACCTGCGTTCGGGTTTTTGAAAAGAGAAATAGAAAGACTTGATAAGAATGTAACTGCTATCAGCGGTCTAGATACTTCAAGCGCTAATCTTAGACTTAAAGATGGTTCTTATAGAAGAATACATACTTCTAAACTTAAAGGCCCTTCTTCTCCTATTACGTCATTAGCAACTCCTAGAGAATTTAATACAAAACTTAACGATTTCTTCGAAGATTTTCTGAATCCACTATTAACTATTAATTTAGATGTTAAGGGACAGATTCCAGTAGACACTGAAAGAGTTTATACTGAAAGATTTATTTTCGATCACGAAGATCTTAATTCTACTGAAGAATTTGATGAAGTGTTTAAGGGAGATAATGAATTAAATCATGTTGATTTCGTTTCAGCAATCAAAGAACGTGGATTAAAATATAGAATAGATTCAGAGGTAGTTGATATGCCTATTAGATCTATTCAATACAATGGAGAGCTAGATGTTTTAAAATCTGAAAATGTTCAAAAAACCGTAATGGTCGATGGAGCTAGTCAAATTAAAACTACAAAGGTTTTTACTTTAAATAAATTAACGTATTCAGATTCTAATAAAGTAATGAATGACACCGAATCTTTAAAAACCGGAGATTCATTAGTTGTTAATAATAAAGAATATAACACAAGATACGAAGTGGTATCTATTGATGCATCAACTTCTCAAGTAGAATTAAAACTATTAGAAGGATATGCACCTATAAAGATAGGAGCAAACGCACTCTCTATTTATAAAGATATCGATGCAGCTGTATCGGTTGAAATTAAAGTAGGATTCAATGAAAGACAGGTTGTCTTTATGAAACCTATCGATCCTATCTCTAAAATTCCTTCTACGGAATATTCTCCTGGAATTGCGTTTTTCTCAAATGAGTTGACTATTGAAAAGGAAGATGGAGTTGTAACTACTTTAGCGAAATATTATAATGAAGAGGTTTCTGATTTTGGTCAGTTTATCAAAGGATTAAAGGTAGATTATATTCCACCTGCATCTGAGGGTATTATACCTGATTCTCCTATTATTTCATCTAATAACTTTAAAGTTATACAGGTGAATAAGCATTTAACTGATAACGCAAGTGTAGAAAAGGTTAAGAAGATCAAGACTGATAAGATTGCAGCTAAAGAAAACATCAAGAAAATTGATGGTACTATTAAGAAGAAAAGGCAATTAATTGCTACTAGAAAATTCTCGTCTAAAATTGAGAGAAACAGAGAAAAGAATGAATTAGTTTCTTTAATTAGATCTAAGGAATCAGAAGTTAAAGTATTCTCTACAAGTGTTAGTGAAATTAAATCTATCGCTGAATCAAACGAATTACCTAAGGTTGCTCCTAAATACAGAGTAAGAGGTTTTTGGTCAATTCCAGACGCGAAGAAAATCGGTGAAGAAGTTTCACAAGAAGTAGTACAATTTGTTATTAGATATAGATACGTTTCTGCTAATGGTAAAACGTCAACAATTGAACAAATTAAATTTACAGATAAAAATTCTGAAAAAACAGCCGCTTTTTCAAATTGGGTAGAAGTTAAAGGACCTATAAGAAGAAGACAGAAACAAGAAAACGGAGGATATAAATGGATTATAGAATCTGAAGAAGATGCAAATGCTGTTAACTTTAATTCAATCGATCTTTCTATACAAAAAGGAGAGATTATTGAAATGATGATTAAGTCAGTATCTGAAGCTGGTTTTCCATCAACACCTGTCGAATCAGAATGGTCTGAGATAATAAACATTCAATTTCCTGACGGAGAAATAGGTGGAGATTCTGCAAACGATTTAATTAACCAGAATGATTTAGATAATATTAAAGTGGAAATAAACGATGATCTAGAATCACAAGGTTTATTTCAGCACTTAGATTCAGGATTTACTTCAGGAGATCAATATTTTGCACACGGTGCAGATGATTTAGCGTCCGGGTTTTTAACTACGGAGCAATCACCTATTAGTATATATGGTAAATTGCTAGAATTACAAAATCAATTAGAAAGATTACAAGCAAAGGTAGATGGTGCAGTTGGTGAACTTCAAGTTAAGATCATCGACGAAGACGGTAACGTCACACTTGTTAAAAACAATACGTCTGCCAAAATATTTGCAGGATATTATGTTGATGATGTTCCAACTGGAGTAACTAAAGGATATATTGTTACTAAGAATTTTAAAATAGAATTACATAACACAAAGGCATCCGATTTAGAATTAACTTCTAAAATAGTTGGAGATTTAAAACAACCAGTATTTACTTCTACTGATTCATATGCATTTGGACTCGGTATTATAGACCCGGAAACCGGTGAAAAGAATACCGGCCCTTATGGACCACATACAGATATATCATCTGATACATATTATACAAAAGAAGGTAAATATGATTTAGTTCCCGTTATTTATCAAAATTTAACAGGAGGAGCTTCTTCGTATAATCATTTCGATGAAGCGCCTGATCAATCTTCACAATTAAAGGGTCAATACATATATTCAAGATTTAGAAACATATCAGATAACGGTGATTTATATTCTATAATTAATCCTGACACACTTTCAACTATTGAATCTAATGCAACTGGAGTCACTACTATGGAATATGGTTTAAGTTATTCTTTAAAGAGTGGTAAAACAATTAGCAGTATTTCCGGAAATAGAACTCATTTAAGAAATTTTTCTAATGCAGAGTTTGATACGTTAGATGGAACTGGATCAATTGCTGAAAACGAAATCAATTTCGTGTGGAATGGAAACTATGATTCTACATCAAATGCACCTCTACGTGCAGACTTTGGAACTGGAAGTATTACACCTGCCATATATGATAGAGGTTTATTTATGCATATTAATCATCCTCTAATACAAAACGAAGCTAATAGTTTAAGTATTGATGAAATCATTTCTAATGGAATAGTTTCGATGCCTAAGTATGCCGTGAAAAGATCTTTAGATAAAGATGGACAAAAACAGACGCCATATCAGCCTTTAACTATTGAGTATATTGATGGAACTTCAGAAGGACCTCAAAATAACCAAAATGTTCAGATCTCTAGAAAAGCTATTAAGAATTCATTTACAGAAGATGATCAATACTTATTAGGTGGTAAATCATGTGGATCTTTCTTATATTTATCTCCAACTAATCAAAATACACTTTCAGTCGATGCACCTAGTAAATTCGGTAAGAAATTAATAGAAGGTGGAAGTCAGAATGCAGTATCAGTTGATATGGTATTTCAATATAGAATGACAGATTATTATGGAAAAGGAGATTCAGGTAGAGGTAGAATAGGTGGTATTTATGGTAACAAATTCTCTAACTTAATATATTCTAAGAAGATAGGTTTAGATATCATAGATTCTTATAGAAATGAATTTAAATTTGATATAGAAATTTACGCTAAATATAGAGCTGTTGGAACTAATAAGAATAGTATTAATAAGATAATGCTAAGCAAATATAACTCTGGATCCGGGTCATCTTGGTGGAATAATAGAAGAAGGTTCTTTACAAACTATAATGATTTCAATTCTTCTAGATTATACGATTTCGACGCACGTCCTTACAGATAATATCTTGCCTCGACAGAGTGAGATATATACTCTAACAAAAATAGAGTCGACTCATAATGGCGAAACAAATAAACACTGAAGCGAAGTACGATTTAGTTGAAGAAACCAAATCATTTTCACTTTTAAGAACAAACCCTAAATTAACTTCTAATGTAAAATTAGTAGTTGAATCTGAGGGAGATATTTATTTAAGTTCTATTAAAGCTAGCAGAACATTAACGCAAGCTGAATTTCAAAAATATCCAATATCAGATTCCGGAGAATTCTCTAGGGATGTTGCTTCATTTTACGGTAAATTACCAAAAGACGAGAGATATAGAGTAGGTAGAGAAGTTTCAGATTTAATAGTATCTGACAACTATGCAAACCAGTTCGAAAACATGTACAATTACGGTGCGTCATTTAACTTTACTAAAGTATATGATGAACAATATAGAATATTTGCACCAATATGGTTAGAAAAGAAGATTCCTGAAAACTTTGTAATCTATAGAATTAAAGATGTAGATTATGAAAAGATCTATGATGATAATGCCGAAGGTCAGAATTATAGAATAATGGAAATGCTTTCAAAGGCTACCATTGTCAAAACATTCGACATGTCTATAGACTCTAGAATAGGCACATATTTAAATAGCCATATTAATGATGCGCTAATGCCTGATTCCCATCTATCTTTTAATTTTGAAATAGAAGAACCTACTTACTTTAATGGAATAGACGTCATGACAGGTGGCTTTGTAAATAAATCAGATTATATAGATGACGATTACATTAAAGAAGATCTTCCGGAAATATTAGCTAATAATACACTAACTACTAGTTTTGAAAGAAACGGTATAATTTCAGCTAACATAATAAACCTAGAGTTTTTATTTGATGATAAAGAAGCTGACGATTATAACATATACCGATACTTTGGAGTATATGCTGATTCTCATTTAGAATGTTCATTTATTGCAAACGAAATAAATCCAAAGGGAACTATAACGATTGATCCTGTAAGTGTAGAGGATGAATACGGTGTATCCGTAGATTCTGCTAATATATATAATTACATCCCTAGCAAGAGTGATCTTTCTGTACCCTCGTTATCTTGGGTGAAAGATAGAAATGATGATTTTCACCACATTAAAAATTCTATAAATTATAGTGAGAATGAAATTAAAACATCTTTCTCAGGAGATACTTCGGTTTTTAAAGAATTTGTTAAAACACCATATAACATTGATGTAATTTCAAAGGATGTTCCTTTAGTAGGATTCATATCTCTTGAATTCATTAAAAAACCTACACACAATGATAAGTTATTTATTGGAAATCTTTCTGAAATATCAATAGAGAGATTTAACCTAGGAGATTTCCTATTAATAGCCGACGACACTCTTCCAATAGGAACTATTTCAGGAAACAGATATTCATGTAAAGGTAATCTATCACAAATCGCCTCGGCACTGGCAGCAGCTATACGAAATGGAGAAATCATACAATACGGTGCAAAATCTATTAAAACATCTGTTATTATTGATGACTATGCACAGGGAAGAAATAGAAACAAGACAATTTTCGGAATACATACTGGTAATCCACGTGTATTCTTAGACGTTTCTAATTCGAAGCCCGCTAATGATGCATTCGAAAAAGCATATAACCTAGTGGCAGATACTTCTTTAACAAATGTTCAGTTTCCACATGGATCTGGTATTACAGGTAATCTATCAATTGGAGATTATAAAACATACACGATGAAAGGTGGTTCTAGTATAGGACAAAGCGTAATAGTTCCATCAGGTTCTATGGGTTTTATTTCAATCGGAGACCACATCAAATCTAAAAACAAAGACGTATATTGTAGAGTAGTAGAAATAGTTAAAGATCCATATTCTGAAAACTATAGAGTTATTTTCGATAAACCAATTAATTTCTCAGGAGATAATACACTACCTACATATAATGTTTATAGAACTAGATTAGGTAGATTTTCAGCATATGATTTCAAGGATTTTGACTTTGACTTTTACGACACAAAGAATTCAGATATTTCTCATTTAAATGGAGAAATTCAAAATCATGCAGATGACAAGAAATCTTTCATAGTATCTTCTGCTTCTAGTATAAAAACAATTGATAACTCGACATCATATATAACAGAGTTTAATGGATTAGATGTTAGAGATTTTCTAGAGGTTGGAGATTATATATTAGGAGAGGATAGTATCGGTATTGATAATTGGATTAAAATTACTAAAATAATATATAATGAAACCTATAATACCACCTCTGTTTATTCTAACGATGAGCCTATCGTTGGAGTAGGTAATACAATAGTGCCTGGTCTGGAAGATTTCTTTTCATATAAATCAAATGTAAAAGAGGAGTTCTTTACAACATTATATCCTATCATATCGGAAGATGATTCAGATAAAGATCTTACAGACTCTTCAATATATTCAGAATACGATAGGCTTAGTGAGAATGAATTAAAAGAAACATCTATAAATTCTAGAGTATTACCTACTATTTGTAAATTTGCATTGAAAAATGGAACTAACGCTAGAAATTTGCCATATATTTTAAATGTAAACGAAGCATTTGGAACTAATAACTTATCTCCAGACATATCTATATTTTCTGAAAGAGATCCGAGTAAATTAAACATGGAACATTTTCATATATGGAATATTCCTACATATTTAAGGGAAAAAGAAAACATCATAAAAATTAAAGATTATGTAAACCCTAGCATAGGTACGCAACAAACATATGATACTGTTTCAAGTTTATTTAAAGATACTTCCTTTGATTATTTTAGCAGTTATTTGAATTATACTGGTGCAGAACTAGAAAATACAAACGGAGATATAGAATGGGTTAATGCCCAAACTAGAAAAATGTATACTACATTTGAAGGTGGAAATGAATTTAATTTCACTTCAACAGTATTTAGAGGTTTAAGATACGTTTATAAAGAAAGAAAGGAATTTGATTTAGATAATCCTGTTTCATTTAAATCTTCTTCGTCTGTTGAAGGTTATAAATTCGCAACAGTGTTATTTTATTCAAACAATATGCCTAACAATAAAGCTAATATTGAAGTAATAAAAAACGACAAATTTAAAACAATAACAATATTTATACACATACAGATCGTAGCTAATGATATAGATTTCTTAGATAGGTATAACGTATATTCACTAGAAGATGTAACTGTAGAAAATGAAATTAAAAACTCTAAAATTAGAGGATTTTTAGATTTCGGAATAGGATCAGCCTGGGGAGGTACTTCTGGAATATTATTATCTAGTTCAATACAATCAGTTGGAGATAATTCCCCTAGATTCTTTACAGACATGTTTAAAATAGAGGAAGAATATTCATATATATTATTCGAACACACCGGTAATACATATGCTCTTGAAATTATTTCAGCCGTTGATGAAAAAAATATTATAGTAAAGGGTGTTCCTCAATTGTGGGAAACCTCAACCGGAAAGGTAATTCCCGGGCAAACCCCAATTACATCAGCATCGGCATCGGCTATACCTAATGATATACCTCTTGTATATTATCAAGGTGGTAAAAATTCATGGTCAAATGTACTAGAGAGTATTGCATCTTTTGGTTTTGCTAACGATATTAATGCTAATGAAAACGTTTCATACGTTACAATTCTAGAGGATGGAAATGTAGATAATAATAAATTTACAATTGAAATAGAGGATGGGACGGAATTTATTAAAACATCAATATTGGATGTTGAATTAGACGAAATTAGGCCAAAGGCATTTAAGTTGAACAATAATAAAATAGGTAAAGAACTTGTAGCGAGGGAAGACGGTGGATATTTTACTACCCTTAGAAGGATGAACGGAAAATACAATCCGATGTTTAATGAAATAGTTACATTTACTAATTTATTTAGAAATAATAAAATGATAGATCCTACTAGACAGTTGGATCCAGCGTTAGATATAGATAGTATACAAATTATCGAAGAAGCAAAATACAAAAGAACTACGGAATATAACACTGTCTTTTCATCTTACCTAAAAACTGGGAGTGATTACGGCATATTAAAAAACTTCTTTTATCATAAAATTAATGAAAAGGGTAATTCCGTTCTTAAGTTAAGTAAAGAAACGGATAAATTACCCCTATATCCTTTGATTGGTGAAATAGCAATAGAAAAAAGAGACTTGAATTTATTTAAAAGTAAATATGCAAAGGATTATTATATAAGATCTCTCGAAGGAGGTGTATCTGAGAATGTCCATGGTACACTTAGTCCTATTGAGGAAAGGTCATTCTTTGCATCTACTATAATGAAAGTAAAAGACGTATACAACATTACATCTTACTCAAATACAAGTATGAATAGCCTAAGAGATTTAGATTCTATACGATATTCTGAAAAAGCAAAACAAAGTGCATATCTTTATGAAGATTCTCAAAAGATATACATAGATTTTTATATAATAGATTCTTTTATAAATGAACTAAAGGAAGATAATATTTCTGCACATTACTCTAATTATGTGAATGCTGCTAATTCATATGGAGATAAAACAACAATTGAAGATGATGTTAACGAATACATTAAAGAAAATATAATTCCGAGATTTATAATCGATGACATCTTAGTATATGGATTACCAACAAATGAAAGTGAAACAGAGTTAAATAGTGTAGTAGATCCAGTTAACATAATGGAAGGTGGATATTTACCTCTTACTAATTTTGAAATTAGAAGGTTTGCCGAAAAGCCTTTAAATTTCAGGTTAATATATAATAAAAAACCTGGATATAATTATAAATTAAGGGTTCATACTAAAATACAAGCCTAGAAATGAAAATAAACATTAAAGAACTTTTTAAAAGTGATCTAGATCCTAACAGCGTATCTTGGTGGTCTACTGATAAAATAGACAAGATTAATTATAATTTTAGCCAATTCGCTAATGGCGGACCGTCAGGTCCGGATGGTTTACATGGACAGGATGGACAGGATGGAATTAAAGGAAATCAAGGACCAGAAGGAGCAATCGGAGCTCAAGGATTTCAGGGAATTGCAGGTCCTCTAGAGGGAACACAATGGAACTATGCAGAAAATGAAGGTTATTCATACCTTTGGCCTACTACCGAGTTTAACGGAATAGTAGCTCCAATTATTGGTAATTCTGCCCATAGGGATATCCCTTCTTCTTATTATTTAAGTAATTTTTATGATGAAGAAGAATTTAAGTTTGACATTATTACAGGTTCTTTAATACCTAATTGGGATTCAGGAGTAATTGGAACTTATAGGAAATCGGGAGTATTGAATTTAATTACCGAGGCACATACTAGACGTGTAGATCCGGCCAATAACATGAATGCACCGATTTATTCTCCGCTAGGAGCTATTGAATTCATAGAAGACGGTCAACATACAAGATCTTTTAATATAAGGTTAAACCACGATGGATCAGGAAGTACGCCCCTTAATTCTTTAATTTTTTCTAGTAAATTAATATCAAGCGGAACACCTTCTACGACCGAAGATGAAAAGATAATATTCAGAGGAGACAGTATAGAATTCGACGCAACTGGAGGTAACCCAGGTGCAATGGATTATCTAGGATCTGACAGCGAATTTAACAACCCTATTACAGTAGATTCAACAGGAGGAGTCTCACAATTCTATGTAGGTAAAATCAAGTACAGCGTACCGGGCACTCTATTTAGAAATGTATTAAAACAATCAGATGGATCGGGTAAAGTGGAATGGGCACATATCAATAGTTTAGTTTCGACATATCCCCTGGGTTCTATTATTAGAATACCTTCTACTTTCTTCACAGAAGACAATTTTAATATAACTTCTTCCGTTACTTCGATAGATGGAATTACTGCCACTAAATTCCATAGTAATTTCGGAGCGGGTAAAATATCAGGAAATTATCCTGGATGGTATTTATGTAATAGTAGACAGTGGTCAGATCAGGGAGCTAAAATATATAATACACCTGATTTAAACTCATTTGAATGGTCATTCAACGTATCAACTACAGGAATTCCTTTATTTAGCAACTACCCATCCGTTCTTAATATCGCGTCAGGTAACACTACAAAAATATTACATGCAGGGACTGTTAATGCAATTGAATTAAATTCAGGTAGTATGACATCCACTATGGATGCACAAGAAAAACCGGTTTTTATTGGAACGTATAATAGTAGTTATGCTGCTGTTGAGAATGAAGTATTCGGAGAGCAGGTATATATTGTGTATTTGGGTGATTTTGATTTAACATGGTCTAATATAAATAGCAATGGAATACTAAATTCTATTTCTTTAAGATACGAGCAACAGACAACAGGCGTCAACGCACTACCTGACTTTACAGATCCAGCCGCATCGTACATATGTTCAAATGATACTGAAACATATTCTTGGACAGGCCCTTCCTTTGCAACAACAAATGCCTTTGGAGTATTCTGGTATGACGATCTTAACTTCTCAGGGACTGGTGTTAGGGTATATCAAAATGGAGACGAAGTAGAGACAGGCTTCTTTTCAGAGGATGGCACTAACATTACTAGATATTATTTAAAAGGAACTGGGTTTGTTGGAGGAACAGATATATGTATTCCATCCGAACAAGCGTGGTTTAATTATGACACACAGGTACATGGTGTAAATACAGTGGGAACCGGTCAAATTTTCCAATATATAATGGATTCCTTCACTCAAAAATATAAGCAGCTTTATGTATCATCTCCACAGATAATTACATCTAGAAGTGCACATGAATATTCATATGCACAGCAAACTCAAACTATATGGTCAATTGATAGTAGTGGTAATATCGTTCAGCCTGATGCAGGATGGTACAGAATACTTAGACCGCTTGGCACAAATACTGGTATTTTTGAAAATACAGCACGTAAATATTGGAATGGAACAGCCTTCGAAGGAACGGCAATATATTCTGACGAAATATTAGTCAACTATGCTACATGGTCTATTGAGGAAGGAACTAATGCCATTTCTAATGCATGTGGAACTAATGCAAAGCGTGTTCTTTTCTTTTCAAATAACGGTCAAGATATAACAGACGGTTCTTCGGGAAATGCAGTCAATCATACAATTTCTACCAGATTCCAAGGACTAGACTCACAACAAATGGATGCAACTATTTACGCATATAAGACCTTTGGTACATTTACAAATTCATATAATACAGGAACTGCCTTAGGTGCATATGCTCTTGAAAAGATTAGAGATATATCAACATTTAATGATAACCCTATTATAGCAGCAACAGGAGGATTAGATGTTGGAAAATATGATCAAATTACATCAAATTCAAAAATATTAGGAAATCAATTAAATTCATGTCCGGTTACAGTTGGACCTTATTTTTCCCAATCAGCTTCCCAGTTTTCAACTATGTATAGTGAACCAGTAGGCTCAGGATATGTTGAAATTGGAGATAACGTAAGAGGAGCTAACCATAGCTGGTTTGGTGGTAGGAGGTATACAACTATATATGCAATACCAAACGTATCGTGGTCTACTATTGCAGATGTAGATATTAAACGACATAATCCTACCTTCACTTTCGGAAGCGGGTGTACAATAAATATTAATCCTGCCGGAAACGATGATACTAATTCTGTCACATACACTAATTCATCAAACAACAATGTTACGATAACTGCAATAGGATCAAATGTATTATGGGAATTGGGACATACTGTCAGCGTAGGAGGTTTTATGTATGATGTGTATGCAGAATGGCAGGACGTCAGTAATTTTACTGCGTGTAATAATTCTTATTTTTATCCCCTCTATAAAGTGCATTTTATTCCTACAACTTAACAAATATAAATTGAATATATAAACAAATAGAAATACTCTAACAATGGCAATACCTATTAATCTAAAACAGATATTACAATCTGATACTTCAGCCGAGAGACTAGACAAAATAAATTATAATTTTGATCAGTTAATCGCGAATGGAGGAGGTCCTATGGGAACTCCTGGACTTATTGGAGATACCGGTGCTTCCGGTTTAACAGGGAATCAAGGGATTGACGGTCCACAGGGATATCAGGGTAATCAAGGCCCAGTTGCTGACTTAACGGAAAGTAAATGGCGAACAGCTGCATCGTTTCAAATAGGGCAATTAAAGATTCTTAATATTTCGCCAGTACATAATACTTCTCAAGGTGTCGCACAGGTACATCCACCTATTGTTATATTAGGTTTATCTAATTCAGATGACGAATACGCCAACCCAGGTATTAACAATCCATCCTTTTATAAATCTTCTCTAGTTATTAACAAAAATTCTAGTCTATTAGAGTCTAACATTAGATTAATAACTGAAAAAGATGCTGAAAATTTTGTTGATTTCAATTTAGATCTTAGCACCCCTGGTGAAAGTAAGTTTTACATAGGATTTAACCAACAAGCCACAAATCCAAACAATAGATTTGTATTTCAGGCCGATGAGTTTGGAATAGTAGATGCAGCAAATTCACAAAAGGTAAAGATTACATCAGCAGGTACTTTCTTTACAGGATCTTTTACAGCCGACGCAGATGCAACATTTAACTCTCCTGTATTTAAAATAAGTACAATCGACCCGTCCGGTATTAATAATCCGGCAGTTGGTAGGATAGCAGTAGCTTTAGATTCAGCAGGAACTGTGGGATGGATGGATCCTACTGACATTGGAGCAGGTGTTCCAATAGGTACAATAACATCTATGTTAGAAGAAATATTTTATGACTCTAACAATTTTATAAAAATTCAGGATTTTAGTAGTTTAACTACAACTGATCCTTGGGAATTAGATATTGAAATCGGAAGAGGTGTAGTAGGTACGGCTTACGAAGGATGGTATTTATGTAACGGGAGAACATGGCAAAACGGAACAGCATCTTATACTGTTCCTAATTTAAATTCTTTTCAATTTACGGTAAATTCAAATGGATCTACTTCATCTAATATAAGTTCAGATGGAGTCGAGAATATACTAGGAGGTGGACAGGTTAATGTGTTTAACCCTTCGGCAAATACTCATACGATGTTTATCGATACGAGTTCAGATACAATATATCCACTTTCAAGTGCAACCAACACTGATCCTACTAATACTGCATATTCTCCAGAATATAGAATAGTAAGAACTCCTCAATTGATATATTTAGGATTAAGTGATTTAACATTTAATGTACCTGCAGCGACGGCACAGCTAGTATACATTGATTCATCGGGTTCGTCTGAAGCAGCTCCCGCTTCATCGTATACTTTTCCTGACTATACAGCGGGAACTGCAGATAAAATACAGGTAAGCTTAAACCCTGACGCCATAGGCAATTATGCAGATCATTATGTGACAGATGTCAATATAACACTTAACGGAGGAAGTGCACCCAGTACTTCTATTGCCGGCGATATTAGTACTTACTTTTCAAGCTCAAGCATCGTTGGTGGTGGTTCTTTTCCTAGACACTTGAGTGATTTTAGGCCAAGTTTTCCATCTAATCAAGCTCTAGCATACGGACAAAATAGTTCCGCTAAAGTATATACATTTTCAGTAACTACCAACCTGGGAGCCACTGCTGATTTTCAAATCACAGTTCCTGGTCAAATTGCAAGTAATATTGTACTTATACCTGCAGTAAATCATGGATGGGATAACACTTCTCAATTAGTTCCACCTGTGAATAGCAATGATAACGTCGACATTACGTGGTCCTCTACCTCCGCTAATATAGCGCAATATACTATTGAAACGTATGATGGTGATGACACTGCACCAGACGCATTACCAAGTTCAGTATATTGGATTGGTAGTACTTCTTCGGCAATCAACACTATTAACGGTACAGGTTATTACCGAATTACACCTTCCACATGGCTGGTGAGAAACAATACAAGCTTGCCGGCTAGAAATCTATGGTTAAAATTAAAAGACGAGAACGGAGCTCATGTAGATTGGATCCGTGTTTTTCAAAATCAGGATGAGCTGTTCTTGATCCCAACAGGCACCGCGACAATAACATTTGCATCCGGCAATAATAGTAACAATGCTAGTACAACATCTGTTAACTTTGATGAAGGGACTCCCGCATCACAGCTTGGATCGATAACAGCATCAGGTGCATGGACCTTAGATAGCTCAAATCTGCCGGCCAATCATGGTGTATCATTCAGTAGGTCTAGTGGAAATGGCGGAACAGCTCAGACTTTTCATGTATATTTCTTCGGAAATTATTCCGGTGATGATACACAGTATGATATGTTTATAAGAATTAATGGTGTTATCGTTGAAACGTTTACTGTAGAAATAGTAGTAACGTAAATTAATAGTGCCATGTGGCGTAAATAACTTTAAATATGAATATAATTAACAAATATAAGAACACTATAATTTATGGCTTAATAGCTGTGATGATATTTGCGCTAATGCAACAGTGTAATTCTAATCAGAGTTTAAAGAGAGAAGTTGAATTAGCTAAGGAAGATTCTAACAGAAATTTTAACAATTACCTAGCTTCTAAAGATTCTATAAAGACTCTAATAGCAGATAACGGTAATTTAATTTCTGAAATAAGAAGTTATAAATTTGATTTATCAGATTTAAAACAGGAACAATCAGATCTTTTAGATAAATACAAAACTTCTTTAAACTTAAATAAAGATCTGAACAAGGTAAACACTCTATTAGCTGTAAACGTAAACATTAAAGATAGCATTATTGCAAGCTCTAATCTAACAGAGATAGATAGTAATAACAGTATATTAGCATTCAACAGGTCTGACGATTTTGGAAACGGAAACACTAGGACTTTATTCGGAGAATTAAAGATTACTAGATTCGATAGTATTTATAGTTATGGAAATCCTACTATAACACTACAACAAACTATTAATTTAATGGCAGCGATCGAAGATAATAAAGGATATGATGAGATAAAGATTTCTACAAGTTATCCTGGTCTTAATATATCTAATATAGAAAATATAAATCTAATAAATACTAGATTAAATAAAAAACAAAAGAAAAAGGCAGGATGGTCTGTTGGTGTAGGTTTCGGATATGGAATTAACCTCAACAATAATCAAGTAATAAGTACAGGACCTTCGATAGGTTTAGGTGTATATTATTCTCCATCATGGCTAAGATTCTAAAATTAATAAAAAGATAATGGCACAATCATCAAAATTTTTAAGACTGGATGAAGACATCTTATTGGAATTCATGTATCATGATCAGAACATAAATTATGTTGATGATGCAAGGATAGAAAATGATGACAATGGAAGTCAATTAAAATTTTTAAACACAGTAAGTGGAGATCAATCTACGTCTAAATTTCTAGTTCACGAATTAGGAGCAGATGTTGTTAATTTTACAGTAAGGATAGATGGTGGATATGTTTTTATTAATGATTTTGCATCTAGACAATTAGTGTTAAAGAACGGTAAAACTTATAAATTTAATTTATCAGATTCTTCTATCGATAATCCTAGTGGTTTTACGATAAACGGAGCTACTACTAATTTACAAGGGAATACCCTAGTGTATACTCCTGGAATTAATGGAAAATATGAATATTCTTATGAAGATCTAGCTGGTGTAAAATCTAAAGTAGGAGAAATTAACGTAGGAAATAGAGCAAATCCATTATTTGCAGAACCAGAACAAGAAACGGGTAATAGTATTAAAACTGCAACCGGTGAAATTGGTAGATATTACGCAGTCCCTTCTAAATTTAAAGGAACATGGGCTTTATTAGAAAATAACTTAGACTATTTAAGTAATTCAGATTGGAACGGAGACAATACACTTCCAGTAGTTAGTGACACTTTAGTAGATGCTGTTCACTATGAAACTATAAGATTGCATCTTAGAACTGGGTTTTCTTTCGCAGCTAGAGGAAAAGAAGGTTTCTTGTTCCAGGTAAAAGTAAAGAAAGCAACAGGTGTTTATAGTTACTTTACGTCTATAGTATATCTGAATCATTCTAATTTTGAAATAAGTAATCCAAACTCATTTGTGTTAGGAGATACTTCATACTCTAAGTATATTCAAATTAAAGTTCCTTCTTTAATTTACTTAGATGATTCTACTAAAAATAAGGAGTTTAGTGATGAATTTTTCGGAACAGGAAATGAGGCACCATCTAACACTTCAAATTACGAAGTTAGCTATAAATTAATTAATGAATTAACAGATTTAAACGATCAACAATATATCAACGTCGAAGATACTCTTGATGTTACTGTTTCTAGAGAAGATGAATATTTAGACATATCTGCTAATATAGAAGAAGTTGCAGATATGGATTATTTTCACGTGTTTGGAACTAAAGACGGTTCTAGACAGGGCTTTGAAAATTATATAAATAATAGACTCGAAACTTCAAGTGATGATATAATTATATTTCATGATATTGAGATGAGTGAACAAATCGGTTTGGACTTTTTGAATACATCTTCAATGACGTTTACACAGACTACAAATTATGAAGAGCCTATTCCATTCAGACCTATTATATTTAATGCAAATATAGCCAGTTCTTTTTTGATTAGACATACTATGAGAATTTATAATGAAACTGATAATACACAAATAATTAAAGTTTCAACTACGGCATCTTCTAATACTAAGAAGTATGGAACAAGAATGGAAAAGATTAATCTTAGAAATGTAGATCCTACTGTCATTTATAATAAATTACCTAATACTGCTGTTAATAGAGAATTGAATCAATTTGTAAATTCGATAAGACCAACTGTAGGAGAAACTAAATATGTGCCAGTAGCAATAGATACTTATGGAATTCTTGCATCTGTTTCATCGGTCGGAATGGACCTTACAGCTGGAAGAACTATTACTAAAAAATTAAAACCAGAAGGAAAGGCAACAATTCAACTATCTACAGTATCTGATAACTTTGTTAAATTTACAATAGCACAACCAGATGGAAGTAATGGAACAAAGGCCGTTTCACTTGTAAGTGCCGAAGATCTTATATTAATCATACAAAGCGGTAAAACGGAACAGAGAATTTCACACGATCCTTCGTTTCCTAATATAGATTTAGGACAAGGTGAAGTATTCTTTAAAATACCAAAAGATTCAGCTGTTAGATTTGACAAACAAGGTGCTAAGAGTATTTTAAATAAGTTTTATATAAACATAAAGAATGGAGAAACACAATCTCTATTATACCACGGAAAAGTAACAATCGTATAATGATATTAAATAGTAGAAATAATTTATTTAATTTTAAATTTCCAAGGACTTTTATACCCGAAGAAGTTGCTAATAAATACAGGAAATATCTTGATAGAATGCCAGGTAATTTAGTTAGCGAGCCAATAGACTATGTTAATTATTCTATACAAGGTATATCAATTCCCGGTATTAACTTTGAACCTGTTCAACAATCTCCAAATGATGGAACTATAACATATCACAGAGGATCATCCCCTATTCAAAATACAATAGAGAGACAATTTTCTATTGATTTACAATTATTGGACGGTTATATTAATTATTGGATAATGCAAGACACTTTACTTTATTATTATTCAAAGGGTGTTAAAGAACCTTTCATAAATGACCTTAAGTTACAAGTAATGGATTCAGAGGGAATACATGTAATGAGCGCTGTATTTGAAAAGCCTATTATGAATGCTATTTCAGAATTAGAATTGAATATGTCAAGTAACGTTGCAGAATTTACAACATTTACCCTTAATTTTTATTATAACAAATTCAATATTATATCGGAAATAGATTAAAGATATATACTTAGAATACAACCATACAATATGAAAACATTTTTAGAATTAATAAACGAACAAGATATCTCATCTGAAGAGATTATACTTTTACAAGAATCCTTACAATCTGAATGGAATGAAGAGCTTGAATCAAAGGTAGACTCTGCTTTAGAAGAATTCGTTTTACAATATGGAAAAGAAGACGGAACTTTTGATTTTGATAGATTCAATGAAGAGGTTACTAATGAAGGTTTCTTAGGTTCTATCATGGGAGGACTTACTGGTTTTGCATTAGGTAAAACTATTGGTAAAACTATTGCCAAGGTTTTAGGTATCGAAAAAGGTATATTCTATAATTTATTAACTTCAAGATTGGTAGGTGCCGGATTAGGTGCTGCAATTGGTAAATCATTTTAATTTGAATTACGTATCAGTAGACTTTTCATTAAACTCACCCGGTATTTGTATATACCAGGACGACACTAACCAATATCATTTTATATCTTATATAAAGGAAGGACAAGGCACTAAGAAAGAACGTGCATGGCAAGAAGATATATCACACCTCAAAGGCGTAACCCTATTACATCAACCAGATTGGCCCAAATCTTCAGAATACTCAAGTGGAGAACTTTTAAAGATTAGAAGGTATATAGCAACAGCTGATATTCTGGTTCAACTTATAATAAGCATAACTCAAACTAAACAAGACTATATTATTTCTTTCGAAGGATCTTCTTATGGTTCTGCTATGGGAACTAATAATATTATAGACATGGCGGCAGGAGCAGCAATTCTTAAAGAAAGAATGCTTTCAGACCTTGATGTCCATAATATATTTACGATAGCTCCTACTTCTTTAAAGAAACATGCCGGAAAGGGTAACATGAATAAGTCTGCTCTATGGGATGTCTTTTTAAATAATGTTTTAGAAGACCCTATTTTAGCTAAACACCCTATACATAATTTTTGTGTTAACGAAATTGGCCCATCTAAAAAGATACCTAAACCGTTTGACGACTTAGTTGACGCTTACTTTCTAACAGACTATATAAGGACCCTTAAAGATAGCACTGTGGAATAGATTTACCACAGAGGCTTAAAGACTTAAGTTATACTGTATATGCCCCATAAAGTTTCATAATAATAAAAAAAGATAGAATACTATGCAAAACCAAGTGATATCATCAGCCAGATTATTATCTCTAAAAACAGTTCTAACAGAGATGTTACAACAAAATAGAATAACAGAAGCAGAAATGCTAGATGTTTTAAGAAAAGCAGGATTATCGAGATCACCTGAATCTTCTTCCGAATGGATCGATGAACAGGGTTCTACCTACACTACAGCTTAATAATATAGAGAGCCTGCCGGCCCGATACGGATATATAGATTAGTTATAATTGTGAAACCTTTTTAGATTTACATGTATAACTATTATAAGTTTTTAAAGAATTAAAGACATTAACGAAAATTAAAGAAACATTAAAGACATGGCAGATTTTGACATTTTTAACTTGAGCGTTGCAGACGTTGACACTCACGAAACACAGAGTTCTAACTCTACAAACGAAATTTACAAACCATCAGCAGACGATGGAAAAGACGGAACCTATAAAGCGATGATTCGTTTTGTACCAAATCCATCAAACCCTAGAAATTCACTAGTTAAAAAGTATGTACACTGGTTGACAAATGCAAGTGGCGACGGAAGATTAGTTGACTCACCTTCAACAGTAGGAGACAAATGTCCAATCGCAGAAGCATTCTTCAAATTACGTAAAAGCGACTCAGCAGTTGATCGTAAGATGAGCGATAAGCTTAAGCGTAGAGAACAATACTACTCATTAATTAAAGTAATTAAAGATCCACAGAATCCTGAATTAGAAGGAACTTACAAGATTTTTAAATTTGGTTATAAGATCAAAGAAAAAATTGAAGAAGAAACTAAACCAGCTTTCGGTGAACCTACCCAAATATATGATTTATTTGAAGGAAAGAACTTCGAATTAATTATCACAAGACAAGGTGAATATAACAACTATGACAAATCTAAGTTCTCATCTACGAGATCAGCGGTTGCAATAGAAGGCAAACCAGCTGAAAGAACTAAAGAAGCAATGTCCGTTATTAAAACAGAATTAGATGCAGCTCCATCATTAGAACCTTACGGTTACAAGAAATGGGATTCAGAAACAATGGATTTTGTTAATGGTATTTTAAGACAATACTTAAACCCAGGAGATTCCATTGATTCAGTTATCTCTAAACCAAGGCCAGTTGCAAAGAAAGTAGCTGAAGCCGTTTCCTCTGGAAGTAGTGACTTTGAGTTCCCGGACACAATGACAACTTCGCCAGATGCTCCAGCAACAACTTCTTCAACTGATAGTGATGATCTAGATTCTTTCTTGGATGAGATCGGAATCTAAGATAACAGAAGATTTAAAACAGAAGGTCAGAAGTTTAGTTAAACAAGTATGTGTAAAAGAACATGCTGACCCTTCAAAACACATGATTAAGGAAATGCCAGGTCGTTTAAACCTGGCATGCCCTTATTGTGGTGACTCACATGGAGAATCTCATAAGAAGAGAGGAAACTTGTATTGGGCCACTTTGCAATTTCATTGTTTTAATTGCGGACAACACTCAGACTTATATAGATTTCTCAAAGATCATCATATTAAATTTCAGGACACTCAAGATTCTATTAATGTAATCGAATACATTAAGGAACATAAAGTAGCTGTCAACGAAGTAGATACTTTACAACATGGTGTATTTAAGAGGCTATATGATGTAGCTCCAACTAGAACAGAACTTAAAAAGAGTCTAAAGCTTATTGATATAGAACCCGGAGATGCTGCATGGTTTTATTTAAAGAATAGATTTTTACATAAGAAGGCAAATAACTTTATGTATTCTCCTAAAGATAAGAGGCTTCTAGTATTAAATCTAGCACCCGAGAATAAAGTAATTGGATTTCAAAGTAGATCACTATTCAAGAGTAAGAATACACGATACCTTACATATGATATCGAGAAGATATATCAAGAGATGGGTAAGGAATTAAATCTAATTGACGAGGAATTAATATCAGCAAAGAAGTTATCAACATTATTCGGTATTATGAATGTTAATTTTCAGATGCCATGCACTATATTCGAAGGTCCCTTAGATGCATTATTTATGCCAAACTCTCTCGCCCTTGCTTCTGTTAGTAGATCAACTGAAGAGCTTGACGAGATACCTACTATTAGATATATGTTTGATAATGACGAAGCCGGAAAAACAAAAATGATGCAGAAACTGAAAAAAGGAAAGCAAGTATTTACTTGGGATAAATTTCTGTCCGAAACTAATATGGATAAATATCCTAATAAGATAAAGGACTTAAACGATTTAGTTCTTGCTGCATGGAAAATAAAAAATAATTGCCTATCTACGTTAGATAAGTATTTTAGTGATTCACGTCTAGATGCTTACTATATATGATGGATTTTATAGAAATGGTAAATGATGAATTAGACCAATTTGAAGAAGACGGTAAAAGACATAAGAATTTAAAAATGCTAATGGATTTTGAATCTTCTGATTTATCTCATTCTGAGAAAGAGATAAAAATAGTTCCTAAATTTAAAAAGAAATTTAAGAGCGAAGTATATGTTAAACGTAATAATAAAAATAATTCATTATTTTAATACAACATAATATGATAGAGCAATCTAGTAAATCAAAAATAGTTCAACTTGATGAATATCTTTCAAGTCAAAGATCAGAATGGACTGTAAAAATCAAAGATCTTACTGAAAATTTAAAAGCAGGTGTTCTTTTGGAAGAGGTAAGTGCATATACTTTAAGCTATAGACAAATCTTAGTTGAAAGTTTAGCCACTATCGCATCTAAGATTAGAGGACAAAAAGCAACTATTGACAAATTATACAAACAGAAATGGATCGAATATTATAAGTTCGATTATAAAATAACAGACAAACAGAGAGAGCGATTTATTGATGCAGATCTTTCTGACGATAGACAAATTCTGGATTTACTTGAAAGCCAGAAAGCCTTCATAGAAGGTTCAGTAAAAACTCTTGATAATATGGGCTTTGCAATAAAGAATCGCCTAGATATTTCAAGATTATAAAAATAGTCAAATGAAATTTGATTTTAACTTTAACCGAAGATGATCAATTTTTAAGAATTGATGAAGCAGAGGAACTTGAGCTAGAGCAGATTAAAATATCTTTAACTAAAAGAATTGATAGTTGGAGATTTAATCCTTTAGTGAAAAAAGGAATATGGGACGGGTATGTCTCATATATCAAAGATGATAAGTGGATTCCCGCTGGTCTCTGGAGATACGTTATGCTCGTTTGTAAGGAATACAAGTTTGATCTTAAACTTAATGGAATTGAAAGACTATTTGATAGAAACATAGGAGCAGAGTCCTTTGAGTCATGGTCATTGGAGTTCTTTGAAGGAAGTAAATTTACACCAAGGGATTATCAAATAGAAACAGCATTTAATATTCTTAAATTTAGAAGATGTTTAGCTGAGCTAGCGACATCTGCTGGTAAAACCCTAATATCATTCTTGACAGTAGCTTATATGTTAGAAAAAGAACATGCTAAAAAGATATTGTTCATAGTTCCTAACGTATCTCTAGTTGTTCAAGCACATGAAGATTTCCACGAATACAATAACAAGAATAGGATTAATTTAAAAATCCAACAAATCTACGCTGGTCAGAAAATCAAATCTGATAGAAATGTAGTTATAGGTACATATCAATCTCTGGTTAAAAAGCCAAAGGAATATTTCGAGCAGTTCGACGCTGTCATTGTTGATGAAACTCACAAAGCAAAATCTAACTCAATCAAGACTATACTACAAAAATGCACAAGTGCAATTTATAAATATGGTTTATCAGGTACTATTCCGAAGGACGGATCTTTAGATAAATTAACATTAATGAGCCAGACGGGTCCTGTTATTAGTGAAGTTAAGGCAAGTTTTCTACAACAACAAGGTCACATTGCAAAATGTAAAGTCAAAGTTATAGAAATGGACTATGCTCCGGAAAAAGCAAAGAAGGCATTCGAAGAATTAGCACATAATAAATACGACAGGAAGGATGTATTCCAACTAGAACAAAACTACATAATAAACTCATTCGGACGACTAAACTTTATATGTAGTGTTATTGGCAAGGTTCCTAGGAACTCACTTGTCTTGTTTCATAGGATTGAGCATGGTAAAAAAATATATGAGCATCTTAGACAGAATACAAATAAGAGGGTATATTATGTAGACGGAGGAACAGCAACTGATATTAGAGAAGAATATAAGAAGAAGATGGAAGCCGGAGATGAGGTGGTTATCGTAGCTTCTTATGGAACGTTCTCGACAGGTATCTCTATCAAGAAAATTCACAACATATTCTTTACAGAGTCATTCAAATCCGAGGTAATCATCAGACAGTCAATTGGTAGAGGTCTAAGGCAGCATGAGTCTAAAGATGCAGTATTAATAGTCGATTTTGTAGATGATATTAGAACAGACGAATGGGACAATTACCTATATAAGCATAGTATTGCTAGGCAAAAAATTTATAAACAAGAAAAATTTGAATATAGTATTAAGAAAGTCAAATTTGATGGAGATATATAACTAATAATAAAACAAATTAAAAAGCAAATAAAATGGCAAAAGTTAATAAGATTTCATCTTTTAAGTCGTTTACAGAGGTTAGAACACAAGACACTGTAATGAAGCTTAGAGAAGAGAATGAATTAAAAAGAAAAGAATCAGTTTCTAAATTAGCAACTATTCTTGATGAAATGGGACTAACTTCTTTTGAAGGATTAGAAGAAGATCAGAAGCAACAAATCATATCTAAGATATTCGGAGACGTATCTGAAGAAGATATTAAAGAAATTGAAGTTGAAGTTGAAGAAGTAACGGAGTCTGTTATTACTGAAAAAATAGATCGTTCTGTTGCTAAAAGAATGGAAGGACTTTATTTATATAAGAAAGTAGATCAAGCTTCTGAAATTTTAATTGAGGTAATAGATGACATGCTAGAAGAAGAATTTGAGCAAGAAGAATCAATTGAATTTATCTCATTAAAAACCCAAGAACTTTTAGAAAAGGCAACATATGCTACATATGAATCAGCAGTTACAGAAGCTATTGACGTTACTGGTAAAAGAGATGCTAAAAAAGTTTTTACGGCATATAAAAGAATCATGGATTCAATGCCTGGAATTTCACAATCTAAAAACAATAATCTAATTAAAGGATGTATTAAAGTTTTAGGTATGTATGCTCTAGAAGACGCAAATTTTCATAGAGAAATGTCATGCATGAACAAGATTAAAGGTTCTATATCTCCTGTAGAAATTAAAGTTGCAGGATTAGCTAATTTAGCAGTTAAGGTGAGCGTTAATAAAATCAAAGATGCATTACAACAAGTTACTAGTAAAGTATCTACGGCAGGTGACTGGAGTGGAATTGCAATCGCAGAAGGAACAGCAATATACTTAGATTCAATAGGAGCTACTAAAGAAGCCCAAGATATGTTAGATATGTTTAACTCTGCATTTGAATCAACTGAAGAATTAGGTCAAAAGGTAATTGAAGGTAGAGCATTTGCTGCTGCCGCTAAAAAAGCTAAAGATGAAGGTTTAGAAGAATTCGAATTTAACGGAAAGAAATATCCTGTTCTTATTAAAGAAAACACATTAACTGAGTCTTTAATATTAGAAGGAACAAGAGGTCAATTTGGTAAAATAGATAATAAAGGAAATATCACATCAGTATATACTCATTATGATTCTTACCCAGACAATATGTTACCAATTATTAAGAAATCTTTTAAAGGTGGTAAAAATGTAGATACTATTCTTTCTAAAGGAGCAAATTCAGGATTAGATAGTGATATAAGTAAAATAAACTTCTATGGAGATGGTTCTGTTGCAAGTAACGGATCTATTAAAAGAATCGATAAGTATTTACAAGATGCTCGCGACGAGGAAGGTGCAGAATTCGTTTATTTATGGGATGTAAAATCTAAAAAATGGATGATGGCAGATACTTACAAAAAAACTGGATTAGTTCCAGCCTTTGAATCAGTAATTACTGAAGCTAAGAAAATTACTAAAGCTGCGATCGAAGAAATCGGAGATTTTAGAGATGGTGAAGGATATTCTTCTAACGAATATTATATATTAGCTGATTGGGCTCAAGACGAGCTAGGTGACGGACCATACGACATTAAAAAACTAGAAAAGTTATTAAAGTCCAAGGAAATACAAAAGGATATGGAAGGTAATAACGCAGTAGACGTTGAATATCTTGAAGAATTCTCAGAATCAGTAATTACTGAAGCTAAATACAATAAAAAATCACTATTAAAGAAATTAGGTAAAGCAGACGATGCAACTATTCAAACTGGAAATGGAAAAGAATATGTAATCTACAATCCTGATTCTAATAACGATGATAATGCAGCAATGTGGAACGATAATTCAGTATTTGCAGTAGACCAAGACGGAGAAGAACATGAAATAGATTATAAAGACATAGGGTTAGTGTTAGTAGAATCAAATGTCAATGAAGCTGAAGTATCTTCCGCTGAAGATTTTAGAGAATATGCAACTGCAGTTTTACAAAATGCATTTGAAGAAGACTATGATGAAACAAAAGCTGAAGAAGTAATTTCCGGATTAATATCAAAACACGGAGAAGATTATGGAGCTATGATCGGTGCATTACAATCTTCATTAGCATAAAAAATTATTAAAAAAAGTTGGCCTGGATTTTTCCGGGTCATTCTTTTTTATTATATTAGCAATAACAACATAGGATATTATGAAAACATGGACCAATTATCAGGACTTTATTAAATTTCACGCAGATGAATTAGGTATGACTAGAGAAGAATACTCTGCTATCTATTTGAGTGAAAACATTATAATGCCGTATGATCAATTTAATTTAATAAAGGAAAACTTTAAAACTTGGAGCAACTTAGAGATAATTAACGAAGGCGGAGCAGCAGGACACATGATGCACCCTTTTGATGATCAAGATTTAACATTTGGAGATTTTAAAAGAATTGCAACAAGCGCACTTCAAGGAGAACTTAATTTCGAGGAACAACCTACCGAAAAAACAGATGGACAAAACTTATTTGTAACAGTAAAAGACGGTATTGTATTATTCGCTAGAAATAAAGGACAATTAATATCTCCACTTGATTTAAATGGAGTTATCAAAATGTTCACTGGGCATGCTTCTAAATTAGTAGAAGAAACATATATCTTTGCAGCTACTGATTTATCAGAAGCACTAGGAAAATTAAAAGACTATTCAGAATTTAAGGATGGAACTTCTTTCATGAATATGGAGCTTATTTATTCTAAAAATCCAAATGTAATAAGATATGACAGAGATGTTATTCAATTCCACGGAATTACACACACGGATGGAAGCGGTAATATTACAGGAACTGATTCTAAAGTAGGTGGAAAGCTTGCTAAAATATTAAAAGAATTAAAAGCTGACATTCAGAAGACATTCACTATCATACCTCCACAGATACTTAAGATGCACAAGGACATTGAATTTGATTCAAAGGTTGATTACTATATCAAGAAAATTGATAAACTAAGAGACACCTATAAGCTTTCTGATACTGATGAAGTTAAGATGTATCATGAAATGTGGTGGAGAAATCAAATTGAAAATGAATTCTCTGAATTATTATCAGATGTTAAGCATGGCCTTTTACTAAGATGGGCATACGGTGACAAGCAAACTCTAAACATGGTTAATATTAAGAAATTAGTAGATAAAGATCAGATTAAAGCTATTAAAGAATTTGACAAAAACAGACTAAAGAAATATAAAGAAAACATACTTCCCTTTGAAAATTTATTTTTAGAGTTAGGATCTGATGTTCTTAAAAATGTTTCAAACTTTGTTGCTGCAAACCCTGAAGCTGAAAAGCAGAGGTTACATACTCAAATCAGAACTGAGGCTGGTAAAATTAAAAAGAACGGAGATTTAACTCAAATCGCTAAGGTGGAAAGAGAGTTAAATAGATTAGAAACAATCGGAGGAATAGAATCAATAATTCCAACCGAAGGTTTAGTATTCATATATAACGGAAAGACGTTTAAGCTTACCGGTACTTTTGCTGCGATTAATCAGCTAATGGGAATTATAAAATACGGAAATTAATTATTAACAATACAACAGAATATGGCACTTAAAAAATTAAGACAAGTATTTCAAGAAACTAACATTAATGCCTTTGGCGAAATGTTAAAAGAAAGGGTGATTGTCACTGAAAAAATACAAGGAGCATCTTTTCACGTTAGAAGAAATCAAGATAAGTTTGAATATTTTAAATCTTCTGATAAGAAGATGACAATGGTAGATAGAACGATAACTAGTTTATATGAAACTGCCATTAAGCACATTCAGAGCTTACCTCCTAGTGTTAAGGAAGATATGCCATTTGACTGGAAATTCGGTTTTGAATATTTACCTGAATCTGGAGTTTCTCAATATAAGTATACGAAATTACCTAAGAACAATTTAATATTAACACATATCCAGGTCATGAATGAATCTGGTAAAATATCTAAAGTCGTAAGCGACCCTTCCCTTCTTAGGAAATGGTCTAGGGTATTAGAAGTACAGGAGCCAAGTATCATCTTTGATGGAATGCTTTCACAATTACAAAAGGATAGAATTATTGAAATACTTTCAATATCTGATAATGAATTTAAAAATAAATTCGATTACAATCCTAATACTGATGCTAAGCTTCCATTTACACAAGCAATGATTAAGGTATTTAATGAATCAATTTCATCACCTACTCTTAATGAAGATTTTGAAGTTGAGATCGATGGATTAATAGTTTCTTTTATTGGTGATAAAAAAATTAGATCGTTTAAATTAGAAGATTTTGCTAGAGATCTTAATGAGAAAAAAGAATCTAGTCATATGTATCAGATTACTATCGCTAATTTAGTAGAATACATGTCAACTTATAAACTGTCAGATATTCAATTAAATGAAGAATCTGCAGATTGGAGATACATTGAATTAATGTCAGTTATCTTTAACGAATATGTTAAAGAAAATGCAACTAAATTTATTGGTGTTAATTTTGAAAGTGCAGATTTTGCAGATTTAGAATCATTCAAGCTTAATACAAAATACATTAAGAACGAAACTACACTTTCAAATACTACTAACCCTATATTAGCAGAGTTATTTAAAATAATGCTAGGATCATTTAGAAAAGAAAGAACTAAAGAAAGTGATATTATCACTAAGGATATGTTAAACCATGTCAACTCAGTAATTTCTGAAATCAATAAAAAGATTTTTGTTGAAAATACAGATGAAAATTCTATATATGATTATAGCAATTTCATGCTACATAATCAAATAAAGGCAACTGTAAATCTTTCAGAAGCTCTTACTGTTAAATATCCTGAACAGGGTAAAGAATTAGTGAATATGTTTGTTGGAAGATTCCAGCCATTTACACTTGGACATGCCAAGGTATTAGAAACAATTCATAAAGAAAACGGCCATCCTGTTGTAGTTCTATTAGTAAAAGCTAAGAACAAGAAAAAGGAAGATGCATTTAAGAGACCTTATGACGAGAAGACACAATTAGATATGTTCAAAGCTGTTCAAAAACAATATCCATTCCTAAAAGAAATTTTTGTAATTCCAACTGGAGGTATTGATACTATGTTTAACGCAATGAGACCTAAATATGAACCTGTATTATGGGGAACAGGAAGTGATAGAATGAAAACATATGGATTCCAAGTAAATAAAGATTCTTATAGAGAAGATCTTGGAGTTAGAAGTGATTTTGGATTATTTGAAATTCCAAGAACAGATGATAATATTTCAGCGACTCAGGTTAGAAATGCAATGTTAGACGGAGATGAAAAACTATTCAAGTCTACAACGCCAAAAGCTTTACACAAAATGTATAGTGAACTTAAGAAAAAATTAGAAGATTCAGTAGGCGCTTCAGAATCAAATGAAGTTACAGAATCATTATTAACATTTAAACAATTTTTAGAAAACAATGGCTAATTCAATAAGAAATAATTTCGAGTATCTTTTAAATAAATTAAACGAGGCTAAATCATTACCAGTATCAATAGGAAGCACTGTCATAGGTGCTATAAGTGCAGACGATGAAAGAACAATAGCTGAACTGAAAGCAACTGTTCAAGGTGCTGGGTTTGAAGTAGAATTAAAAAACTTTCTAAGAGATGAAATTGGACTACCACATGAACAGCATGTAGAAACCGGATTTAATATACTTAAAAGAAGTCAAGATCCCGTTAAAATGATGGAGTATTTTAAAAATAGAACACTTCAATATACTAGTGCACTTGGAAAAGCAGCAGATCCAATTAAATTGGCACAAGATTTAATAGGCTTAGATGCAGCAGCTGCTGAACAATTATTTCAATTTACATGGAATTCTACTCCATCGACAGGAATTGGAGAGGTATGGCTATCTCTTATGTTTAAGGAAGGTAGAAGACCAAACTCTAAAGAAAAGGGAGATACTATTATTGATAACAAGGAATTTGAAGTAAAGGGAAACGGTGCAAGATTACAAGGAACCCATGGATATGGCGACGGTAAAAAGATGAGAGATAATTTTAAAACCGGAGTAAATGAAATATGTAAAACAATTGGAAGAACAATCCCACAAAACATATTAGACGATTCAAATAAATCAGATCTTAGCTGGAATATAACAAAGGAGCGTTCAGGATCCTTTGGAAAATGCTTAAAGGCAATGGCAAATGAAAAGCCCTTTGATAAAAGAGAAATAGCTGCGATCTCTGCAGAACTCGGTGAGGTATATAAGACCTATTTATTAAGTGCTAAAATACCTAATCAAGCATTTGTTAAAGCGATATCTGAGAATGGAGATTTTGACGTAGAAGTTTTTAACAAAATACTATTACAAATATATTATGCATATTACTTACAAATAGAAAAATTTAAATACATAGTTTTAGTGTCGTATCCTAAGGGAAAAACACCTAAATATATTACAAATAAATTTTTAATATCAACTTCAGATTCAAAAACAATTATGTCCTTATTTGAAAAGAACATTCTACAGGTTGCGAGTCCTCCTAGTTTCGGAGAACGTGCAAGTTCACAAGGAGCTAGTTTTGCAATACAGTTAAGATAAATATAAATATAAATAAATAAAAATGAACAAGTATAACCATAACACAATTAACGAGGCCCGTTCAATTAATAAGATCTCTAAAGAATTTACAGAAACAGTTGTAAAGATGAAAGAAATTGTAAAAGTATACACTTCTGCGGAAGATGGAAGCGACGATAAAGCAGCATCTAGACAGCAGTTAATAGATTTAACAATCAAAAAGAAAGCACTTGTAAAGGAACTGGATGATGCAGTAGCTGGCAAAAACAAAGATGCAAAATTAGTTATTAGTGAATCTACTGAAGAATTCGAACTTCATGAAAACGTAAGCAGAGATGTTCACAGATCTGTTAATTCATTTATCGAGAAAATGGCTAAGAAATATGACATTCCATTACAATCAGTAGTATACAATATCATTACAGTTCTTAGGAGTCAAAACTACGATGGAATTCCTGAATCATTTCAACTTCTAGAAGGAACAATGTCAAAAATAGATATGATAGCGAAAGAAGCTAGAAACCTTTCAGACTTTATCAAAAGATTTTTTAAAGAATTTGAAGGTAAAATAGAAAAGACTAAAGAAACTATTAAGTGGGCTGAATCGATGTATGATGATATGGTAAGTGAAGAAGCTATTCAAGAGAAGAGAGTAATTACTAAAAGAAAATATGGAGACAATCATCCAGCTCAAACAGTTGGAATGACAGCTAAAATCAGAAATAAAATGCTAGAAGCTATTAGAGATGGTAAAGTAGCAGCCGGTGAATTTGATAGAATTTTAAAAGAACTTTCTTCAAATTCTAAAAGATGGATGGCATCAAATAAAAGATTCTTTCTAGTATCTGAAGAAGGAATAACTCTTTCTAAATTAGGAAAAAGAATTCTTAAAGGAATCACAGTTAATGAAAACATGATATCTACTGAATTTGATTCATTTATAAATGAAGCTAACACTCTTAAATTTAAAGGTAAAAAAGTAGATGTCGGTTCTATTGAAATAGGAGATGTAGATATGAGAGATTATCCTGACTTCTCGGATGCATATATTGAATATGCTGAATACACGAATGGAAAAGCTCTTTCAGAAGAAGAGTGTTCAGAATTACAAGATGAATATCAGGATTTCGTTCATGAATTAGCACATGATTCAATTCATTAATTTTAAAGATATATACAGTATAAAATTATAAAAACAAGAAAGAAATATGAAAATATTTAGAACCTTCGCTAGATTTATTAATGAATCTTTAAATGAAGTAAAGCAAAGAGATACTGCAGCAATTGCCTCTAGGTTATCTGCAGCTATTTCTAAGATAGAAGGAGTAAAAGTTAATGTTACCAAAGGATCTTTAGACGCAGGTGGTTTTGATCTTGACTATGATGGAGAAGAATTCGAAGGAGGATCATACTTCATCGGAGATTCTGGTGAAATAGTTAACGCAGCAACAGGTTTAGAAATATATGGAAACATAGCAGATTCTGTTGACGATCTTGTTAAGAATATAAAGAAAGGTAAATTTAAAAAGTATAAGGCACTTGAGTCAACAGGATCTGATACTTCTAAATCTTCTAAGATATGAAAGAACTAGAAGAAAATATAACTCCAGCAAATATTGGAGGTATGGGAGAAATCTCCCTACCGACTGAAACAGAAACAGGCTCGGGTGATGTTCCTTCCGGTTCAAAGAAGAAGAAAAATAAAAAATTAAAGAAAATGTTTAAATCATTCGAAAATTACGTATCTCATCTAAAAGAAAATGATTCTAATGATGTTGAGATTGAAACGACTGCTATGCTTTTAGAAGCTAAAAGAGCTGGTCTTTCTAAAAAGGAAACTCTAAAAGTTGCACAGAAATTTGCAGCAGCTCTCACAAAATTAGACGGTATGAAATATACTGTTAGTTCTGATTATGAAGAAGATTCATTTGATTTAGATGTTGACGGTGATGAATATGCAGGTGGTTCATATAATATTAATGATGATGGTTCAGTAGTCAATATGGCAACATGGAATCGTAAAACGAACGTATCACCGACTTATGGTAATATGGATGATGACATTAAAACTATTATAAAGACTATTAAAAACTTAAAAGAATCTGTAACTAATGAACAAATGGATTTAGAAGATGAATTAGCAAATGATGAATTTGGTATGGATTTTGATAAACTAGGTTCAAAGGAAAAGAACTGGGTTCGTGATGAAATGGAAAATATCAAAGTTGCTGAATCAGTAATTAACGAAGCTAAATTTAAAAAAGGACAATATATTAAAGCCAAAAGCGATAGCGATGATTTTGATGGAGATGTTTATGATAAAACTAACGACGTTGATGGATCTGAAATCTTAAAAAACTCATCATTCGAAATTTACGAAATTGGTAAAGATGAAGTTATTCTTTGGAGCGATGCTGATGAAGTAGAATACTCTATAGATCCAGATGATCTTAAGAATTTCGTAAAGGAATCAGTAATAACTGAAGCTAAATCAATTAAGGTTACTAAGAAAGAATGGCCCTACGTTGAATTTAAAATAGGTAGCACAAAACATAAAGTTGAATTTGATTACGAAGATATAATTGATGATCATGGTAATGAGGGTCAAGATCAATTCTGGTTAGGTAAAGATGATGATGGTAAAGAATGGTCTATCGATGTTTACGCTGATTATAATGGTGATGTTCAAGATGTTCATTATGATACTATCGTTGCCGAATCAGTAATTAACGAATCTAATGGACAAACAATAAAAGAGTTTGCCGATCTTCTTGCATTATTATTAGACGAAGACAGTGGATTAGACATTGAGCGTGCTATTATCGAAATGGATCCAAAAAAAGCCAGAGTTTTACAAAAGCAAATTTCTACATTGTATAAAAAATTATTTGATCTTACAAACGCTGGGTTTAATTTAAGAGAAGATAATTCAACAGTTAATGAAGCAAGGCCAGGTACTGAAACATATTATCAGGGTAGAGACGTATTACCTCCATATTATGGTAATTCACAACTTCATGATAAATCAGAGGAAATGTTTAAAAAATCATGGAAAAGGCTTAATGATAAACAAAAGGATGAAGTATTATCTTCTTTCCCTAAGAATGAATCAGTAGTTACTGAAGCTATTCGTTTTAATGCAAGCGATTATATTAAGGCTGGTAAATTAGGTTATAATGATCAATTCTTAGGAAAGAATTCTCTTGCTAGAACTTTATCAATAGATTTAGGATTGAATGCTACAGATGAATATGTAGGACCTTGGCTCGGATTTGATCACGTATCTCTTTATGCTATTGGTAAAAAAGGTGGAACTATTTTAAAAGATGCACTAACAGACAAATATACATATGAAGAATTAAAGAAAGCAGCAGCTGACTTTATGGGAATTAAAGAATCTGTAGTTACAGAGGCTAAGTCTGAGGCTCCAGACTCTTTATTAAAATTCATGAATGATGAACAAGATGAAGGACAAGACGCTAATGTGCATTTAGCTACATTCGATGGAAGTTCAATGGAAGCTCAGTCGACAACTAAAACGTGGGAAGATGGAGTTCCGGTTACAAAGTACTTCACAAGAGGAGGTTACAAGCCAGTTTCACCTAAAGGTGAAATATGGATTCTAGAATCAGAAAGATTTTGGTATTTCAGATACAAAGGAGTATGGTATGCTGTTAAGATAGCAGACTATGGAACTCCTCCGTTTGAATATTAACATATAACTAATTTCGCGTATCAACGAAATACACTTCAACTACATGTTGAAACAATTAAAGAATGCTCTGTATAAACTACAGAGCATTCTTAGTATGTATAGGATTGCACATTGTATTAGTTTATTAAAAAGATATGGAAAACATTATATTTAGACCTGACAATTTCAAAAAGTGGTCGATCGAGGCCCTTACTAAATTAGAGAAGGTAATTGATTCTTGTAAGAACGAAGCCCACCTTGAGGCTGCAAAGAACATGGTGGATAATTTTACAATAATTACAGCACTTGAAGATGCTGATGAATTTTCGATGGACATTATCATACATCAATTATGGCTAAGAATTAAATTACAAAAAAGCAAAATATATGCATCACACTAAGGGTAAAATAGGATTCACTGCAGGTAATTTTGATTTACTTCATCCTGGGTATATTTATACATTCGAAACTGCAAAGGAAAATTGTGATTATTTCATGGTCTTTTTACAAAGAGATCCTTCTGAAACAAGATTCACAAAATACAAACCAGTCATACCACTATACGAGCGTTATAAAACATTAATGGCATTAGAATGCGTTGACGAAGTTGTTACGTATCAAACGGAAGAAGACTTAATAGAGTTAATGGAATTCTATAAGCCTGATGTTAGAATATTAGGAGATGATTATATTGGTAAAAGATTTACTGGAGATCATCTAGATATTGAGATAATTTATACTACTCGTTCACATGGATGGTCAACCACTAAACTAAAAGATTTAATTACAATGCAAACCGTAAAACAAAACCCAGAACTAATTGATAGAGCAAAGAATGACGTAGACACGACAGCTGCGCAGCATTTAATGTTAGCTATTAGAGATGAAATAGCACAGTATGTTGAAGGTAACTTGACAGAAGAGCAATATAAAAATGGAATTAAAGAATTATTAGAAGACGCATGAGAATAATAGTAACAGGTGGATTTGGATTCATAGGATCTGAGTTCGTAAACACAATTGGAAGAAAAAACCCAAATGCAGAAGTATTGGTAGTTGATAACTTAACGTATGCTGCAGATGCACGTAGAATTAATGTACCTAATATTGATTTCCTCGAAAAGGATATATGTGATGTAACCGCCGAAGACCTAGGTTCTTATGACTATATCGTTCACTTTGCAGCTGAAAGCCATGTTGATAACTCTATTAAAGACGGAAAACCATTTATTAGAACTAATGTCGAAGGAACATTTAATTTATTAGAATGTGCTAGACAGAATAAGAGCCTTAAGAAGTTCATCCATATATCAACAGATGAAGTCTATGGAGATATGGCAGATATTAGTATAGATGTTACAGCTGATGAGGAATTTCCCTTAGTTGCATCCTCTTATTACTCAGCGACTAAAGCATCTTCGGATATGTTAGTTCTTTCAGCTGCCCGAACATTTGGATTACCATACATCATTACTAGAACATGTAATAACTACGGAGAAAACCAACATTCTGAAAAATTCATCCCGACTATTATGAGATCAATTAAAGAAGGAAAGAAAATTCCAGTATATGGCGATGGCCAACATGTCAGAGAGTGGATAGACGTAACGGACAATACTCAATTGATATATGAGATAATGTTATCTGACAGAGTTAATGAAACATTTAATATAGGATCTGGCGAAAGATACACTAATTTAGAGATCATAGACATGATTGGAACTATGATGAATAAGAATCCAGAATATGAATTTGTTGCAGATAGATTAGGACATGATAAACGATATGCACTAAACAATGGTAAATTAAATTCTATTTTCGGAGAAACAATACCACTATCATTCGAGGAATATTTATTAGAACAAGTATATAATTTAAAACAAGAACAATTATGAATCCAGCATTAATCACAATGTTAAAAGCATCAGCAGAAGCTGATAGAGCAAAAGCCCTATTATCGTTAGATTTATTAGGAAATAAAGGAACAGGTATCGGAGATCATTCAACGGGTGACTTTTATAAGAACGCCGAAGAAGCACTAATCATGTTAGTAGATGCCGATGATAGGCTACACGCAATTGATAAGTATTATGGCTCCGTATTAGAAGCCTTATAGTAATTTAAAACTTTTTTGAAAATAAACAGCCCGAGATTTTTTTATCTCGGGTTTTTTGCTTATATTAGTATAGTAATTAATAAACAAGCAATAAATGAAAAGATATTCAAAAGGAATTAAAACCAACGACCACTCTTTAGCAGAAGTATTCTCATCATACGAATGTAATAGAGAAACTCAATTCGTAGAAGCCTTTTTTGGCAAAGAAGAAATGAACACTGTAATCGAAGCATGTGGTTTATCTAGCATTGAAGATATAGATAGAAAATTAGAAACTCCGATAACAATCGGAATGGCAACTAAAAGAGCCGACCTTACGTTTGAAGACGAAGGACAAATGTATTACTTTGAAGTGATGAGTCAATCTCAAAAAGGTAAATGGGACAATGATCACCATGAACAGTTCTATCTTAAATCTAATAGACTTAAACAAGATTACGAACAAGTATATTCCTTTGCTATCGCGTTTAAAGAATTCGATGCACCCTATCTTAATGAATTTTCTAAGATGGAAGATTCTTATGCAATTCACTTAAGATTTAACGACCAAGGTTATTTCGCAGATGTGTATGGAATAGAAGAAAAGAAGGAAAAGGTTACTGTTAAACTCGCTTCACTTGAAGAACTTGGTTTAAAATGGATGAAAGTTGCTTCATCTGAAATGGGATTCAAAAATAGAAAAGACTTACCACACCGTAGTAGATACCTTTATATTGGAAAGGCATATACTGGTTCTAGATTAGGTATCGAATGGGTTATTAATCAAAAGAACAATGACCTTGGAATTAAAATATCTGGATATTTAGTTAGAGATCATGGACTTAATAGAATCATCGATGAAACAGGAAAGATTCTTGATAGTATAAAATCTAAAGTTCCAGGTTTTGAATTCGTAAAAGAAAGTTCAGGTGCCAATGATAAAACAATTTCATTTAAATTTGACAACACCGATTTCTCAGAAGAAAACATAAAGCTATTGAAAGATATCACAGTTGCTTTCGCCGAAGAACTTGGAATGGAAAACTTATTAAAATAAAAGACATGACATTAAAAGAATTACAAATCTTATTAGAACGTGCATCAGAAAACATCAGATACGGAAATCCAGGCGATGAAACACAATGGGCTTATAACGAAGGAATCGAAGATCTTGCAATCGAATTAGAACAAATAGTAGAAAACAATAAAAAGAAAGATGGCATATTATAACGGACCTCGTAGAAAAAAGAAAGTAGATAGGAGTATTGTTAGAAGTAGAACAACATCCGACGATTTTGAAAATGCAAAGCAACGTGCTCTTGGAAATGAGGAAAAGAAGGTCACAACTTCAGGCTTTATTTTTAAGAATGGAATTCCCCACAAATTAGTAAATGGAGTATTAACACCACTTACGAAACTATAACGAAACAAAACACATATATAGAGTATAATAACCAAACACATTTTATGAAAAGTATTTTAGAAGAAGCAAATTCAATTGTAAACAACAGAAGCGAAGAAGCAGATCGTAATTACGGTCCTTTTTCAGAAGGTATGGATAGAGCAGCGATGATCTTTCAAGGTATGACAGGCCATGAAGTAACAGGTGCAGATATGTTTAAAGCATTAGTAGCCCTTAAATTTTCTAGAGAAAGCTACAATCATAAAAGAGATAACTTACTAGATGCAGTAGCATATATACAGGGTCTAGACAATTACATAAATGAAAAACAATAATCATATGAAAATAGCATTAGTATTAGCAAAAGGAGTTGAAGGATGTGGTCTTACAAGACACACTATTGAGTTTTACAATTGGTTGATTAAAGAAGGCCATGAGGCAACTATCTTTGCAGCTGTAGAAAAGAAATGGCCCCGCCATAAAACAACAGATATAGTTTGCACTGAATTTAAGAGAAAGGATATCCCTAATATTGCTAAAGAACTTGAAAAGAACGACGTAGTATATTATACATCATATCCTCACAAATCAGTAGGAGACGAATTCAATGAAGATTTTATTGAACATTGTATATATGGTTTAGAAAGTCCTATTAAAATTGGAAATTGCTTAGATCATAATACTGCAAACTTATCAAAGAATTACAAGTATTGGGAAATCATGAAATCCATGGATGCTATGTTTAATTATTCTGCAAGATCTAATTTTGCAAATAAATTAAGAGAGCATGCACCTGATACTCCTTTGATTGAAATGAATCTTAATTCATATGACTATGATGCATGGTCTAATACTGTAGTTCCTGTAGAAGAACAGGAAAGAAGAGCCACATACTTCGGCCGATTCGCTGGATTTAAAGATCCTTTTAGAATGTTCGATATTATGGAACTATTAAAGGGTAATAATTTCGTAACAGAATGTAGAGGAGTTGAAAGATCTATAGGTGCTCTTCCGATGTTTTTACAAGAAGATAGAAAAACTTTAAGAGAAGATATCTTTGAAGTTCATCCAATTAAAAACCCAGTTACATATCCACAGGTTGAAGATAAAATGTATATGTATGGACCTTATAATTTAGCCGAAGGTATGGCAGAACTTGGAAAATCTATGTTTGGTGCTGAATTCTTTAATCTTCCTGAAAGATTATATGGTTCAATGATTGAATATGCAATGTGTGAAGTTATTGCAGCGGGAACTATACCGTTATTTGACAAACACTGGGGAACCCACGTTATTCATAGAACAGAAGGAGTTCCTTTTATACAACTTAAAGATTTTGCAATCTTCGTAGATAAAGAAGATATTGCAGCATCTATTCCAGAAATACTAGAGTTAGCAAACAATAGTGAAAGAAGAGAAGAGTTTAGAAAAAATTCCGTAAGGTTAGCTAAATTGCACAATGCTCCGGAAGTTGTTAACACTGATCTCTTTGAAGCTATTAACAATGTTAATAAAAGATCGGTAGAAAAACCACTAGAATTAAAAACAGATTCATTATTTTAAGTAGAATAAATAACAAACATTAAAAAGTAGCGAAAAATATGGCAAATATTGACAACGAATGTAAAGATCTAGAAGTTAAAGATTTTTACGATAAATCAACGACACACCTTGAAGACATCATGTCTCATCAAAAGAAGATGCAAGAAAAAACCTACGGGTTTAACTTTGAAGATATGACTATCAGAGAAGTCATGGACTTCTGGCATGTTAATACACATGCAGTTGTAGATGAAATTCATGAAATGACTGATGCTCTAGGAGGTATTAAAGACGGAAGTGGAAATGCAGTATGGAAATACTGGAAAAAAGACTTTACTAAATACGATAAATTAAAGATTTCTGATATGTCCGAAGGCGACAAAAAGGAATTGTATATGGAATGGGTAGATATTCTACACTTCTTTATTAATTATGCCGCATCTATTGGATTAGACGCAAAGACAGCTTATAACTATTACTTCGCAAAAGCTGAAGCTAACGTCCAAAGACAAAAGGATGGATATTAATTAAACTATTGAAATTTTCATATAACTTAGGGATATATAATAAAAGAAAAATATCTCTAAGTTACATGTATTCCATAATTTATGAAAACCTATGTTTAGGTAAATATCAAATCAGATCTAAATATACAGAAGTTCATCACATACTTCCAAAACATTTTGGTGGATCTAATAATATTGAAAATTTAATCGAACTCGATATAAGACAGCATAAAATAGCACATTGGCTATTATGGAAGTTATATCAAAAAGATCAAGATAGATTAGTATGGTATATGAGGTCAGGTAGATATGAAGAAGGCATTGAGTTAAGGAAAATTCTACACACTAAGTATTTTAAAAATAAAAATAAAATACTAACTGATGAATTAATTAACTCCTTTGAAATTATTAGAAATAATTTACCAAAAATAAAAGAATCAAATCAATTAAATTCTTTTAAATATAAAAAGGTTGTAAATGAAATTAAACAATATGAATCAAACCCTTCTATGATTACAAAGGACAGAACTGGAAGAATTTGTGTAAATATGTTTAATAAAGATGGTATATTCATACAACAGTTTCAAAGTATTTATTCTGCAAGCGAAGCACTTAACTATTCTTCTATTGGAAACTTACATTTAGCAGCATCTGGTAATAGAAACTATGCAGCTGGATTTAGATGGTCTTTTGATATTGAACCTAATAAAATGATACCACCAAAGAAGCGCATTTATAAGAAAACAGGAAAACAGAAGAATCCTTCAAATCATAAAGTAATTATAAGTAAGCAAATAATACAATGTGATTTAGAAGGTAATGAAATTCACATATGGAATAGCAGAAAGGAAATTCAAGAAAACTTAAATATTAGCGCACAAATGATTAATCACATAGTTAATGGTAGAAGTAAAAATAAAGATGGTGAATATAGAGGTTTTATCTGGAAAAAGGGTAAACAATTAACTAATGTCGTGTATAAATAACATGCGAACTAAAAACAACTATTAATGATATTAGATATCGAACAAAGAGACAGAGATGTAATTATATCATATTACGACACTAAAGGTGAAGTAGCATTTAAACAATATCCAGTTGCACAATATCAGAACTGGTATGTTTGTGAAGATAAGGACAGAAATAGAA